TCAATTCTTAGTGCTTGAATTCGTTACGCTATTTGGAATTTTCCCCTCGCAAGTTTCACTGTGAGGGGCAAGCTCGTTCTCTAACTGTTCGCTGACGATGCGGGAAGCCTTGACCCCGAGCCGTGCTCGATCGGCCTTCTTGGTATAGATCTCCGCCTGCTTCGAATTCGACCAGCCGAATTGGCTCATCAGTTCGTGCGCTGTCGCACCGCCATTCGCGGCCATGGTCGCCGCCAGTTTTCGAAGGCCGTGGGTGTTTTTTTCTAGTCCTGCTTTTCTGGAGGCTTCGCCAAACCAGTTCCCAAAACCCGGAACAGAGAACGGCTTACCGTAGTCCGTGACCAGGAAGTGCAGATCGCCGGTTTGCGTGGCCGCGATGATGTCGATCACCCGTTGCGGCAGCTCGACAGTGATTCGAGCTGACGTCTTGGCTGTCGTTATCGACAGTGCGCTGCCTCGGAGATGTTGCCGTCCAATCCGGACAAGGTCAGATCGTCTCAAGCCAGTGTGCATCGCGAGTTCCATCGCAAGCCTCTGCTTCGTGCCGATCGGCCACTTGATACAGAAGGCGCGAACGTCCTCGATCTCCCATGCAGGGAAGCCGTCGCCTTTAAGCTTGTAGCGGTCGGCGCCCTCTGCCGGGTTGCTCTTCATGTGCCCGTTCTTGACGGCCCATTTGCAAAGTGCGGACATGGATTTTAGATAGTTGTTCGCGGCGGCCGGCGTCTTGCCTCGATCTTCCATGCCGGCACGGACGGCCTTCTCTGTGATGAGAGAATATGACTTCATGCCGATCTTGCCGCCGCGACCGTCGGATTTCTCTTTGACGTGGAAGAAGATATTGCTTCGCTGCTTCCGGGTCGCTGGCTGAAGCCCTGCCCATTCTGCACTTTCCATATAGCGGGCGATCAACCACGCGATGGTGTTCGGCGCATCTCGATCTCTGATTTCGATGTCCGTGCCAGCCAAAGCCGCCTGGTAGGCCGCTCGAAATCTGGCGTTGTTTGGATCGGGCAGCCGGGTACGCGAGCCTTTCCCTATTCGGAAATAATAGACCCATGCGCCGTTGCGGTCTTTTTGCTTGCAGACGTAGAGCGGGAGTTTTCGAGGCATGAGATCATTCAAAGCCTGATCTCCTCCTGTTCGTCAACTGCGGCGGGCTTGGAGTGCTCCGGCGCAACCCAGTACACCCTGCCATCGATCTCTGTGCCAACTCGGACGCCTTCACTCTTGACGACCCTCGCCATGCGGCGCAACTCGCTCTCGGTGATGATTGCGCGGGCGGTCATGTCGCACCGCCCGATGGCTCCTGGGGCGTTGGCAAAGGGCGCACCTCTCCCGTCGCTCGGCCGTCTTCATCGAGTACGGCATATTGGCCGTCCGGGATCACGAAGGTTCGCCGCGTTCCATCGTTCGGTTGTTCCTGGGGCGGCAGGTTGCCGCCGAGCGTCGAATAGGCGGCGATGACGCCTAGCGCCTGGCCCTTCGCGTCATCAAGCGCGTTGTGCGCTGTGCCGACGTCGGGTTGCTTTGTGTTGGTCAAATCAAAGATCGTCCGGCAGTCGCGGTGCGTCCGAAAATGCCATGGCACGGGAAGGATGCACGCCCTGAAGGCTGCTTCGAGCAGCACGAGATCGAAGGATGGGGGTTTGGCCCATACTCGACTGGCGTCTGCACTTCGGACAAATTCCGCGAACTCAATCAGGACCGGCGCCAAATGGCGCTCGCCGCAGAAGGCCGCACGGCGCGCGTCTTCCGATTGCTTCATCCACCACATCATCGTTGCGACGTCAGTGGTCAGCCCGATTGAGACTGCGGTTTCAGGATCAATTGCCGAATAGAACTCGTCGCCCAACTGGCCGGTCTCGGCGTCAAACGTGACTGCGCCAATGCTCAAAATGACGCTTCCGGGGCGGCTGCCCAGCGTCTCGATGTCAATCATAAGATCGCGCATCAAAGCGTCTCCTGCTGTTCCGTTTGGGTCGCGGGCTGGACAGCATCGAGCAGCTCACGCCGATGGTGGGCATAGTGGGCCGCCGCCATCTCCGCTTCCTGCCACGCCTGAAGCAAGCGCTCGACGATCTGTTGACCTGCGTCTTCGTCCGCATCGCCCCATTCATCGTCTCGGAAGTTGATGGCCGTGTAGATCAGGTCCTGATCGTCCGGCTTCCACTCGGCATTCCGTTTCGGCCCAGCGAAGTTGGACCAATCCAGCTGCCGCACATTGCGCTCGCGCGGCGGGTCTACGTACAGTGCAACCGTCAAAGGCTGCGGCTCGGTGTAGATAAAGATTTTGCCCTGCACTCCGTCGCGCAGATGCTTAATGAAGGCGCTTGGGATATAGCCGATCGGTTTTGTCGGTTGGGGTGCGTCTGGATAGGTGAGCGCAATATATTCGCCCATCTCCGCGTAATCGGTCGTATCCCAAATCGCACCGATGCCGCCGCATTCGCTGCAGCCTATGCCAAGGTGGCACCTCATCAGATCGCTGTAAGATCCGGTTGCAACGCCCTCGTCAAGTTCATGGCAACCGCTGCATGACCGCCAGACGCCGTCGCCGTTTTCCAGTGCCCTCGAAACGCCGTCGAGTTCGATCGGCACCACATTCGGTTGGGGTGGCGGGGCTTCGACATGGCTCAAAAGCTCGTCCAGTTGCTTGCCGCAACTATGCTCCCGCATTTCCTGCTTCAGGTCGTTGGGTGTCATCTCCCAACGATCAAGGAGGTTTCCGATAAGTCGATCTCGGGTAGCGGTCATTGCTGCTGCCCTTTCTTCTCGCGAAGGACGGACGGCGACAGGATCGACCCGTTCATGGCCCGATAGGTCAGCGATCCGTTTTCGTGGTTGAAGGTGCAGTCCAAGAAAAGCTCCGAGCCTTCGGTCATGAAGCGCTCGATGTGCTCGGGGTTGGCGGCAAGGATGGAGACGATCAGGCCAGCCATCTCCATCGCCGGTTCGCCCGCTTGGAAGCCGACTGCGTTAGAGACTTGCGCGATCTTGGCAACTAGGTCCGCCGCCGTGTGGCCTAGCTTTCTGACCTGGGGTGGCGGGGCTTCAACGAGCGGAACGATGGTATGCCCGTCAGCCCGCCACGTATCCGCCTGCGCCTCGATGTCCGTCACGAAACGCCATCCGCCTTCCGTTTTCGGCACAGTCGCCCAGGCGAGCGGCTTCACATTGTTCTGGGTCGATGGGGGTTGGTCGGCCGCATTGGGAGTGGCGATGCGATATCGACCTTCAGGCAGAAAGTGCCCGTGATAGTGATGGTCGAGCAGCAGGTTAAGAACCTGCGCCTCCACATCTGCCTGGGGTGATGGGGTGGGCGACAAGAATGGTGCGGCGGCGTGAGCGTAGCGCAGCGCCTCGTCACGCTGCGGGGCGGCCGCTGGTTCATCCCAGGCAGGCCGTGCGCTGCCCATTGCGCCGTTGTGCGGCAACAGGTCAAAGATCGTGCGGGCCGCTTCTTCAATCCGGTTTGGTTGCTGACCTTTATGGGGGGTCATCGGTTTGCTCCGATCTGGATCTGTCCTTGCTGAAGGCTCTTGTTGTAGATTTCGACGAGGACCTTCGCGACGCTGGCGGTGGCGTCACCCCCGCCGATACTGCGCAGGGTTTCGGCGTCGCCCGTTAGGATCTTGCGATCCTTTCCCATCAGTTTTGCGGTCATTCGTGCTTCGTCGATGTGTTGGCGGTTGTTGCGATACAGCCGGGCCAGCGCTTGGATCATGATGGCGTGGAGGGCGCCGGTGTCCTTCGGCCATGCTGCAACTAGGGTCCGGCATGCTGAGACGACGGCGGCGTCGCCGTAGGTCTTGATCGACCGCTGCACGGCCGTAACAGCCGCAGTGCGGTTTGCCGCCGGCTTGATGCCGTGGCGCGCGATAACTTCGCAGCCCGCTTCCTCGAGCAGAGTGCAGACGGCCATCATATCCGGGTCACCTGCCTCAATGCCGGCATGATATTTTTCAACCGTGCTGATGGCAGTGCGGTTGACGTTGACGCCAAGGAATGCGCCTGCCTCATCGCGGGGCTGATCTAGCTCCACGATCGCCGCAGGCACTTCGATGATCGACGGATGCCGGCGCGCTGCCTCTACGCGGTGCTGGCCATCGAAACAGGTGAACGTGTCATCTGACTGGCGGACCAGCATGACGGAGCCGAAGTGCGCCCAGGTGAAATCGCTCAGGATCTGCGTGACGCGCTTTTCCTTTAGCTCGCGCTGATAGCTGTCGTCGATGCGGATCGCGGTGACCGGCACCCACGCCAGCTCGGGCGGTTCGCCAATCTCCATCTTTATGGCAGGCTTTGGCGCTGTCATTGGCTTCTCTCCCAGGATTCGAAATCCCGCACGAGATCGCGCCAACGGTTGGCGGCGGCGGGGTCGGTGTTGAGGACGGCTCGGGAGTTGATCCGGAGCATGAAATGAATGCGAGTTCGAATGCGTTCGTCGTTGGACACATCGACGCCGTGGCAGACGCTGAGGAACTGGCGGAACTTGCGTTCGCCGCAGCGCATGGCGCATTCGGCGGCGTAGTTCGCTGGCTTTTCCGGTGTGATCTTGGCCGGCCTGGCCGGCATGAACCGCTTCACGAGAGCGTCGTACATGCGCAGCAGAAAGAGCAAATCGTCAGGCGCGCTGATGGCCATCTCGCGGTTGTCGAGATTGGCGGCATCTTCGAGCCGATAGACACGCTCGCTGTCCGGGCCATCCGCTGCGGTCACAAACGTGCCGGTCTCGTCGGCCATCACCTTCCAGTCGGGCATGGCGGCGGCTACGCGACGGCGTATCGCATCCATGCGCTTCTGGTTCGGGGAGGGCGGCAAGACCGACATGCTCAGATCTTCTCCCTGACGATCTTCACTTTGTTGATCGGCTTTCCGGGGTGCCTGATAGACGCGCGCTTGCGCGCCTCGTCGGGGTCGCAGGCGGCGATATCGACAGGCGTGATCGTCTCGTCCTCGAAATGGACGCGGAAAGGGAGGATGGGCTGGGGCTCGACATCACGCATGGGCGGCCATCCTTTCAGGTGCCGGCGTCCAGGCCGGACGCGGGCGAAAGGCGCGACGCTGCTTTTCGAGATCGAACCATTCCTCCTGCAACTGCTCACGATCGACGCCGTGCGCGGCGGCGATCGCACAAAACTTTTCGTCAGGCGTGACGTAGCAAGCGAGCAGAGCGGCCAGCATGTTCTGATCGAGCCGCTTCATATGCGGGCCTCCGCACGCTCGTAGGCGGCGTGCCGCGCCATGCCGGCGGTTGCCAGCGGCACGGCTGCCATGAGAGCGAGGAAGAGGATTCCGAGCAGAGCGGCGACCATGCCGCGGCACGGCGACGGCGGGCGGCATAAATGGTTGGTGCCGGTGATGTCGGGGAGTTTGATCATCAGCGATAGCCTCCGGTGAACAGAGCGATGAGAGCGACCGCCACAACGACGATGACGGCAAGCGCGCCCGCGATGAGCGCCGCCTTGATGACGGCACGCATGCGGCGCTGGCGACGGCGGGTCTTTGCGACTTCGGGGTGAAAGACGACCTTGCCGCGCGTTGGGGAGCGGACGTCCATCAGCCGAGCCTCTTCGAGTCTTGTGACTGATCCGACCCGGCAAGCGTGACGCTCTCAATGCGGATGCGCTGATGACGACGCTGGACATAAAGCCGGGCGGCATCTTCATTCGGCGCAAGCACGTCGAACTGGACACCGCTCGCCGATGTCAGCCGGTAAGGATAGGTCTTGATCGAAGGCACAGTGCCGCTTTTGCGAAGCCGCATCGCGGTCGCATTGTCAGGCAATCGGGGCATGTTGGGAATCCTTCATCCGTTTCGGATGCCGCCCCACAGGAGGGCGGTCACCGAAAGCGGATCGTGGATCAGGCGGCGCGTCGGGCCGGGACGCGTGCGATCGTCTGGCGCTCGGTGCGCGCTTCGGCTTCGCGGGCCGCGGCGGCACCCAGGCGGTCGAGATCTGCTGGTGTGAAGTGCGCTTCCATCTGCGAGCGCGTGGCACAATGGCCGGCGGAAGCGTAGTGGATGAGCTTGTCGGCCATAGCGGACTTGAGTTCGGCGTCCGTTGCGGAAGTGCGGTATGTGGTCGGGGTCATGATGCGCTCCATCTGTTGTCGTGGGCAAGGCCTCGACGGTGGAGCGGCGCGGGACGCTAAACCTGTTTCTGCGCCGCTCCGGGTCCGGGGAGGTGAGCAGACGCTATGCGAAACTCATAATTTGGTCAACAGTTATTATGGAAAAGTCATACATCTGGCCTTCCGAATATGGTTGGTCCCGAATCAGAGGTTGATGAACTCAACAATTTAGTTCTTGTTATGTTCTCATTATTGAGTCAGTGTGCCTGATCCTTTACGGAGGCAGGTGGCGGAAGTGATCGTATATGAGAGGCGAAAAAAGTTAACACGCGGCGTGTCGATGGGCCGTCTAAAGGCCTTGGCTGCGGATCTCTCGCTCTACGAGATGCGTGAGATCGTCAAAAGAGATGCTACTCTGAAGATGATTTTGCTTTTGCCTGAGCCGGTGCTTGAGCAGGCCCTTGCTGTTGGTAAGGCGCTGCAAGCTTGCGCAGAACATCGGCATAGCTCTCCTGAAGATCAGGAGGAAGGCTATCAAAAGTAAGGAGGATCTCCCTGTACTTTGACGCCAAATCCTTCTGCGGCCCAACGCCGCTCATGAGCCATTCGAAGCGTACTTTGAATTTTTTGGCGTAAATCTCGCCTTTATCGGCACGGAAGCCTGAGCTTCCATTCTCATGACCTGCATATGTAGGATAAGGCACGCCAACGGCTGCCGCTGCCTGAACAGCAGTTTCAAAACCAGCGTCAATTCGCGCCCGCATCAATCGTTCGTGCAATTCCATGGTGTGACTATTTCATATTCTGATATGGGATACTCATTGACAATGATCTATGGAAAACTCATAGATTGGCGATGGAAGCCGAACTTGATGTCAGAAAGCTCCGCGACAAACTTCGCATGACGCAGGCCCAGCTCGCGTCGGAGATTGGCGTTGACCAGAGCACGGTCTCTTTATGGGAGACAGGTCATAGCAGGCCCCGTGGTCCAGCTTTGAAGCTTTTGACGTTCATTTCTTGCTCCAACGAGGTCGTTCTGGCCACCGGAGGCGCGGAATGAAGTTTTCGTTATCATCGGCTCAAGGCCCTCCGTAATTCTGATGGCAAACCTCTAAGCCGCCTCCGGGCGCGCTTCACCGAATCCTTATTCGATTTTTTTTCCTTGCCATTTTGCGGGGTGTTTTCGTGCGTCTGAAATCCGACCATTTGCGTGGCATCTCCGCTGAAGAAGTCCGCACCATCAAGAAGGCGACAGAGGCGGCCTACCGGCTGGCCGGTGGCGTGAGCGTGGTGACAACGCGTACGCGCGCGAGCATTAGCCAGCTTTCGAAGTACGCATCGACGAACGCTGAGAACGACGAAACGCTGATCCCGCTCGACATCGCCGTTGAAGTGGATCGTGCCGCCGGTTCACCGATTATCCTGACCGCGTATGGTGAGATCCTGGGCTTTCAACTCGTGGCTGCCGCGCCTGCTGAAGAGCTCGAAGGTGCGGTTACTGAAGCGGACGCACACATGATTGCCCGCAAAGCCATGGGTCTGGCGGAGGAGATCTTTTCAGCGCTGGAAGACAACGTGATCGACGCGCTGGAGAAGCGGACGATCATCGACAAGTGTCACCGTCTTAAGCGTCTAGTCCGCGACATGGTCAAGCGGCTGGGAGGCGCATGATGTCCTTTCCCTCAACGCTTGAGGTCGTCCTTGTCCCCGCCGCCCGCGCCTTCCTGCGAAAGCTCGATGGCGCGGGCGGTCGGCTTTTCATCGAGACGCCGGCCGATCGCGACAGCGTCCGCACGCTGCTGCCGCTCGGTCTTGTCGGACCATCCGGCCTGAACCGCCGCGCTATCGAAATCACCAACAAAGGCAGGGCCTATCTTGCGCGCCTGCGGGGAGCGCACTGATGAGCAAATACGACCCCTACACCCCTCGAAACCCGGCTGTTCCAGCTGACGAGGCGATGAGTGAACGCCGGGAGACGCGCGCAAAGGTCATCAGCGGCGGGCCGAACGTCGCGGCCGACCAGCTGCGCAGCTTCCTCGAGCGCATCGAGCGCTTGGAAGAGGAAAAGGCCGGCGTGGCCGACGACATCAAAGAGGTTTTCGCAGAAGCCAAGGGCACCGGCTTCGAGCCGAAAATCATGCGGGCCGTGCTGAAAATCCGCAAGCAGGACCCGAATGAGCGGATGGAATTCGAGACGATTCTCGACACGTACCTTGCCGCGCTCGGCATGATCGATAGAGGCGTCGATGGCTAAGCTGGTGTGGGAAAGCGAATTCTCGATCAAGACCGGAAGCGGCGATATGGCGACGGCGGTCCGGGTCGACGAGATCATCATCGGGCATCGTCTGCGCAGCGTCGACCAGGCCAAGGTCGATGCGCTCAAGGTGTCGATCGCGGATCTCGGTCTGCGCACGCCCATTTCTCTGTTCCTCGGGGGTGATGATCAACGCCAGATGTTTTTGGCGGCTGGCGCGCATCGGCTTGAAGCTGTCCGGCAGCTCGGCCGCGAATGGATCGCCGCCGTGGTGCGCGAGGAAGATGAGTTCGATGCCGAGTTGTGGGAGATCGACGAGAACCTTTGCCGGGCGGAACTGACGCCGGCGGACAGGGCACTGTTCGTTTTTCGTCGGAAAGAGCTTTACCTGATGAAGCACCCGGAGACGGCGCAGGGTGCAACTGGGCGCGGCGGCTATGAAAAAGGTGGCCAAGTTGGCCACCTTTCCGACGTGGATTCGAAAAGCTTCGCCACCGCAACGGCTGAAGCTACCGGTCAATCAGAGCGCGCTGTTCGTCGTGATTCCGAGCGTGGTGAGAAGATCTCGGAACAGGCGCTGCGCATGCTGCGCGGCACGCGGCACGACAAGGGCGTCGTACTTGATCGGCTCAAGAGCCTGCGGGCGGAAGAGCAGACAGTTTATGTCCGGGCCCTGTTCGAGGTCGATAAGGCGAAAGAGGCGGAAGCCAAGGAAATCCGCACCGAAAAGATGTCGACGAAGCGTGCGGTCCGGACAGGGCTCATCAACGCGATCGCGGCGCATGGGAAGGTGACGGCAGGCGAGATGCCGCGCGCGGCGTTTCCGATCGGCTACTGCGATTTCCCGTGGGAGCAGGAGGCTTGGAGCGAGGCTACGGGGCAAGACCGGGGCCTGATGTATCCGGCCATGTCCGTCGAGGACGGGCGTGCGCTCTGTGCCGGTGACCAGTCGCCCTTCACGCCGGATGCTCTGCTGTTCTTCTGGGTGACGACGAACCGCTTCGCGGACGGGCTCTCCATCGTTGAGGCGTGGGGCTTCCGATACGTGACGGCCATCACCTGGGACAAGGTGAACATCGGCATGGGCCGATGGGTGCGGGACCGGACGGAGCACCTGCTGATCTGCAAGCGGGGTGATTTCCCGGGCTTGGAAATGGGGACGCAGCCGGAGAGCCTCTACAGCGAGGTGAAGACGGAGCATAGCCGCAAGCCGATGTGGTTTGCGAAAGAGATCGACAGGCTGTTTCCCGACATGCGGAAGCTGGAGCTCTTCCAGCGCAAAGAAAGCCTTCACTTCGCGGATGTGCGCCATGGCCCGACCTGGTCGTTCTGGGGTTTCGAGGCTGGAGGGGTCGACAAACCGGACGCTGCGGCTAATCCAGTTGCGCCGGCGCCGGATGTGCCTGCGTCGAAACTGCCGCCCGGACCGGGAAAGAATGCGCCGGTGGAATTTACCGTTGGCGGCATGCGCAAGGGGTCCTTCGCGCGGTTCTCGGTGCATCTCAACGACGATGCGACCTATTCGATTGCGGCGGAATGCGAACTTGCCGGATTTCGGGGCGGGGCAAGCCCGCTCACCGGCACTATCGGCACATTCGAATCTGCCCTTCGTCATGGGTTGGCGGCGGTCGCTGGCCAGCTGCGGCCGGTGATCAGTGACGCCTCGACGGTTTGCACGTCCGGGCACAAGGCGGCGGCGCGGGCAGGGCTGAAATGGATCGAGGCGCGCATGGAAGAATGGGGGCTTGCGGCAAAGCCTCTGGCGGACACGCGACTGTCAGCTGCGGCAAGTAAGCCGCCAAAGGAACCGAAGCCGCCAAAAAAGCCAAAACCGCCGAAAGAGCCCAAATCGCCAAAACGATCCGAATTCGAGATCGAACGAGAGACGCAACGGGCATTGCGCGTGACCTATCGTGAGACCTTGCCGGCTGATGACGAAGGGCTGATCGGACGAGCATGGGAAGAATTGCGGACCTATGACCGCGCTGTTCGCGCTGGCGCGATCGGGGACATGAAGGATGCTGCGGACCGCATCAGGGCAATTTACGAACATGCCTTCGGGCTCGATCCTCTCCATTCCATGGGCGGCGGGCCTCCTGACGGGAACGGGCGGTTCAATTGCCTGCATGATGCAAGCACTTGGCTGAAGGACGCCTTGGCCGCGCCTGACGGCGATGTGCCGCTGTTCGGTCAGCCCGGGCGCTTTCTCATCGAGCTTTTCGGTTGCCGCGTCGATTTCAAGTATTCGGGGCTGTTCGGTTACAGCGGCGGCGATGCGCATGTGGTCGATCTCGACAAGCCGTTTTTCTCGGACACTGGCTATCGTTCCTTCATGGTGAGCCACCTTGATGGCGAAACGATCTCGGAAGGGCTCGATGTGCGGTCGTATCTGGAAAGCGTCTGCACGCTGCAATTCACGGAGGGCGGAAAGAAGAAGGTCAAGCTACACGACGGACCTTTCGGCTTGAATACCTCCGAAGACGGCCCGCGCGAAAGCTGGATCTTGCAGCGTCGGGAAACGGACCCTGCCTATCTGCCCGGCGGGTTCCTGTATGATGCTGCCAGCTCGACAGCGGCCGTCGCAAGCGAGGTGGCGGCATGAGCCATCTTCCTATCGTCGAGCTTCTTGCGGACGCGCAGGACGGCGCGGAGCGAGCGGCGTGGCTGCTGGCAGCGCCGGTCTGCATCCTTGTTCGCGAGATGATCTCCATACGCGCCATCCTGCGTTCCTGTGGCTGCCAGTGGGGCGTGGACGCGCTCGACATCGAGATCGCCTGTGGCAGCGCCCGGCGCGACCCAATGACCGGCGAGGTGCCTGCTGCGCTTCTCGCCGCACGCCGCAAGGCCCGCACGGGTTTGATCGATATCGCGCATGGGGATGCGCAGAGGGCATCTGCATCATGAGTTTCGACGCCACCAACTGGGCGATCAAGCAGCGCGGGCTAAGGCCTGCGGCTAAGATTGTGCTCTGGCACCTGTGTGACCGCTTCCATCCCGACCACGGGTGCTTTCCGAGCCAGGATACGCTTGCCGAGGACTGCGAGCTGCCACGCTCGACATTGAACGTGCACCTGAACGATCTCGAAGCGGCGGGGCTGATTGCGCGTGAGCAGCGTCGCAGCAAGGGCACGCGGCGGCAGGAATCCACCCGGTATCGGTTCCCGTTCGAACCCGGATTCGAGCGGCAAAATGCGGAAAAGCCGGGTCCAGAAACTGGACACGGGTCTGATGAAGCCGTGTCCAGAAATCAGCCCGAGCCGTGTCCAGAAAATGGCGAAAGCCGTGTCCAGAATCTGGACAGTAACCCTGTAAGGGAACCAGTAAGAGAACCAGTAAATTTGAGAGAGGGCGGGCGCGAGGCATCGGAAAAGAACGAACAGCCTTTGAGCGATGCGAAAAAGGCGGAGGCTGCGTTCTGGAGGCTGGTGAAGAACTGGCCCGGCTTCGACGGCATGCCGAAAGAGCCGGCACTCGTCGTCTGGATGAAGCTGACCGATGACGAGCGCGAGCAGGCTACCGTGCGGTTCCCGGCTTGGCTGGCCATGCTCAAGGCGCAGAAGAAATCGCATGTGCCTGCGCCTTCTACCTATTTTCGGGAAAAGCTCTGGACGGCTGCGCCTGACCCGGTTGAGGCGGCCAAGCCGAAGTCGGCGGTTGCGGGCCCTTTCGGCAAGCTCTGGATGGCAACACGCTTCGCAGAACTCATGCTGCCACATGCGACAAACATCCCCGGGCCCACCGGCTTCGAGCAGGCGCAGATCCGAGCTGGGAAGCTGACGCTGGCCCAGGTCAGGGAGCAGAAGCTCATTCGGTTCGGATGGCCAGCTGTCAACGCGATGCACGAGAGTGCAGCCGACAGGCGCCCTACGCATTGCCCTCTGGCGCTGGAAGAGGCTGCTTCCGACTTCCGTCAGGTCCATCGGGATAGCCCGCTCTTTGACGCATGGATGGCGGAGCATCAGCGGCGTGGATGGCCCACGCTTGACCGCAGGCGCGTTGCGGAATGGATCTACTTCCCATCCGTGGAAGATGGTGAAGCGCCCGCTGCTGGCCTTGAGCGCTTCGTGGATGCGATCTCGGATTACCTCACCACTCGGAGACAGGGCGATGAACATGCAGCATAGGAACGGTGAGTTTGACAAAGCGCAGGCAATCGAGATCCGTCCGTATGCCGAGTTCAAGCAAGAAAAGGCACGGCGTGAGAACCGAATCAGGATCTCACAGCTCGCGTCGGCCAGTCGGAGAATCGCCGAGGATTACCCCGATCTGGCTGCATGGTTGTGCTTCAGACTGCGGAGCCGTTGTGAATTTGCTGTGGAAGAGGCACTGTTGTCTGAAGACGTGCATGCCCTTGTCCCGAGGCGAAAAGGCGAAGAAACAAGACGAAGGGGCAGGGTTATCCCTGCGCCGACGCTGCCCGTTCTCCCCGGATATGTCCTCGTTCGGTGTGTCCCAAGCGCTTCCGCCATCCAAGGCGTGCTGCACTTCGATAGCCAAAAACGTATCTCGGGTGTGATCGGTGGAGGTGGGCATGTTCACCGTGTTCCTGACAGATTGATGAGCAAATTCATACAGAAGGCTGATCATGGTGCTTACGATCATCGTGACCCTGATCCGGTTCGCTATGTCGTTGGAGAGACGGTTCTTGTGACTGAAGGACCATTCTCTCGGTTTCACGGCGTTGTTCTTGCGCAAGATGTGGATCGCAACAGGATCAGGGTTGAAGTGAGGATCTTTAACGGTTGCACGCCGATGGAATTAGATGTTGCAGACGTCGAGAAAGTGTGAGTATCAATTCGCCCACGGACGATCCTATGATCCTGATTGTGAGCCCTAGAGCCGATGGCAATGCGACCAGAGGCGAGTGAAGCGAAAGCTTCCGGGTCGGTACACCGGTAGGACCCAGCCCTGAAAGCCTCATAAGAGGCATCGATTCAGGGCCAGTGCGAAAGCTATGACCAGACGATGAGGCGGCCAAGAGGTCGCCTTTTGTGTTCTAGAAGTATGCGCCTTCGCTCCATTAAGTCATCCATCCGCCAGATCGACGCCCGCGCTGTCAAGCCAAAGCCAAAGACGGCGGACGCCTTCTACCTGTCTCCGGAATGGCGGTTGCTGATGAGCCGCCTGATCGCTGAGCGAGGCCGGCGGTGCGAAGAGGTGGGGTGCGGTCGGATCAACACTCGGATCTTCGGCGACCACATCGTTGAGGTGAAAGATGGCGGACCGTTGCTCGATCCCTCGAACATCAGGCTTCTCTGCGGCTCGTGCCATACGACTAAGACCTTGGCGCAGCGTGCCAAGCGGATGGCGGAGCGGTTCTGATGGGTGAGCAGATGGATCAGGCCAAGGCTTTCATCGATGCACTGCCAGACGGCGATGTCATCGTTGTCACAGCCACCAACGACATCGCCCGCTGGCTGGCCAATGGCATCCGAGAAAGACGTGGGCCCGCAGTCGCGCGCAGGTGCAAGGTGATCGGTATTCTGAGGCGGTCGTCCACCGCCAAACTGATCGGTCGGCGCGGGACAGTAATCCTCGAAGACAGCTTCATCAGTCATGCCCGGCCCGAGGTCAGGGCCGAGGTCGAGGGTCTTATGCAGGGCATCAACGCGATGTCCGGATCGGAGGGGCGGACCTGACCGGACTGTGGCAGATGCGCCACAGGGGGTAGGGGGTCGAAAGTCCACAGGGTCCTAGGGCCCCAACCGCTTGGGTGCGAGCGAGAGGTTTTTTTTCTATGCCTGCTGTTTTTGACCTCTTCGGCGATGAGGTTCCCGAAGGCTGGGGAAAGCGGGGTCGCCCGCCTCATCTGGTCGATGACAAAAAGCGTTGCAAAGTCAGACTGTTGCTCGCGATGGGCCGGAAGGAAGCGGAGATCGCTGCCGCCCTCGGCATCACAGAGCCGACTTTACGCAAACATTATTTTCGTGAGCTGGCCTGCCGACAAACGGCGCGCTTCCAGTTGGAGGGTACGGTGCTCTTGCGGCTCTACGAGGAGGTCGAGGCCGGCAACGTGGCGGCGATTAAGGAGCTGGGCAAGAAGATCGACAAGGCTGCGATTGCCGACAGCGATTTCGCCCGCCGTGTCGCCGAGCAGAGCCAGCCGAAGAAGGCAGTGAAGCTGGGCAAGAAGGAGCAGGCCCTGCAGGACGCTCGCACGCCGGATACCGCAACGCCGCTCGGCCGCCTGATGGCGATGCGGACAACCGACAGCGACAAGCTGAACTGACATGAGCGTTCATGTCCGCCAGCCCGTCGGATGGGATCTGAGTTGCGTCGACTGGGAGGACCGGATCCGCAACGGTCAATCCCTGATCCCGGATCTGCCCTTGTTCGAGGAAGAGGCGGACTTGGCCGTCGAGATCTTCGACGAGCTTCGCCTGCCGGATGTCATCGGCCAGCCAAAGATGCGCGACGCCTGCGGGCCATGGTTCCGCGGCATCGTCCGGGCGGCCTTCGGCTGCTACGACCCGGTCGAGCATATCCGCATGATCCGCGAGATCTTTGTGCTTGTGCCGAAGGGGCAGTCGAAGACGACTTACAGCGGCGGCCTGATCATCGTCGCCATGCTGATGAACCGCCGGCACAATGCCGAGATGCTGTTCATCGGGCCGACGCAGTCTGTGTCCGACCGTGCCTTTCTGCAGGCTGCCGGCATGATTCAGGCGGCGCCAGAACTCTACGGCGGCCCCGGTCGGTCTGGACGCTTCCATATCGTTTGGCACGAGAAGCGGATTGAGGATCTTCTGAACGGCTCGATGATGAAGGTGAAAACTTTTGCGCTGGACATTCTGACGGGCTCCATGCCCGTTGTCGTCCTGCTCGACGAGCTTCATCTGCTCGGACGCAACCCGCATGCGGCGCAGGTCATGCGCCAGATCCGCGGCGGCCTGGAGAAAAATGCCGAAGGCCTGCTGATCATCATCACGACGCAGAGCGTTGCGGCGCCCGCCGGCGTGTTCCGCGACGAGTTGATCACGGCGCGCAAGATCCGCAACGGCGACTACCGGGGGAAGCTGATCCGGGCAATGTTGCCGATCCTCTATGAGTTCCCGGATGATATCGCCACTGACCCGTTCAAGTGGCAGGACCCAGCGAACTGGGGGATGGTCATGCCGAACCTCGGGCGGTCAATGCGTCTTCACAGTCTGGTTCTCGACTGGGAAGGCGAGCGGGTCAAGGGCGAGCGTGATATTCGCAACTGGGCGAGCCAACATCTGAACATCGAGATCGGCATCGGCATCAAGACCGATGCATGGCCGGGGGCGGAGTTCTGGGATCGACGGGCGGATGCGACCCTCACGATGAAGACGCTGATGGAGCGTTCGGAAGTCATCGTGGTCGGCATCGACGGTGGAGGGCTCGACGACTTGTTCGGGTTTGCAGCACTCGGTCGCGAGAAGGAAACGAGGCGCTGGCTCAGCGTGTCGCGCGCATGGTGTCATGAGGGTGTGCTCGATCGGCGCCAGTCGATTGCCTCGACCCTTCTGGATTTCAAGGCGGATGGTGACCTGACCATCGTCGACGACGAGCTGAAGGACGTCAGCGAGATCATCGAGATCATCGAAGAAATTAACGAGGCCGGGCTGCTCGCCTGCGTCGCGATCGACAACGAGGGTCCGTACGGTGAGTTCGTTGAGGAGCTTGCTAAGATTGGCATCACGCCGGAGGGCGGCCAGATCGAGGGCGTCGGGCAGGGCTACAAGCTAATGAACGCCATCAAGACCACGGAGCGAAAGCTGGCCAACGGCACGTTCGTGCATTCGGCCAGCCGCATGATGGATTGGTGCATTGGCAACATCAAGATCGAGCCTACCGCCACCGCGATCCGGGCCACGAAGCAGAACGCTGGCGACGCCAAGATCGACCCGGCCATGGCGCTCTTTGATGCCGTCACGGTCATGATTACCAACCCCGAGGCGGCCGGCCGGTCCGTCTATGAAGAACGTGGATTGAGGGTAGCCTGATGACAGAAGACACCAAGGCCGTTTCATCGTCGATCAAGATTGATCGCCAGACCGGCCGCGAGATCATCGGCATCTGCGGCGCCGCCCTGTCGGGCTACGGCGCCTGGCTGCATTACCCACCAGCCGGGTTCATGGTCGCTGGCGGTATCCTTGTCGGCCTTGCCGTTCTCGGCACTGTACGCGGCGGACGCTAAGCATGGGTCTGTTCTCGGCGATGCTCGGAGGCGTGCGCGCTTCGTCCGACAGCAAGCCGCCGCCGGCCGACGACGATCGTTGGTACGATGGTGGCGGCGTGTCCAGTATGAGCCTGTCCGGTCGCCGCGTGACCGAAGACGGCGCGATGCGTGTGTCGGCCGCTTACGCTTGCATCGGTCTTTTGTCGAAGACCGTCGCGACGCTTCCGCTGCGAATGTATCAGCGCGACCCTGTGACGAAGAAACGTTCGGAGGCTCCATCGCACCCGCTGAACGATCTTTTGGAGTATCAGCCGAACCACTGGCAGTCGGCATGGGACTTCAAGGCCATGATGATGGGGCATCTCGCACTGCGAGGGAATGCCTATTCCGAGATCCTCTCTGGGCCGCGCGGTTTTGCCAACAGCCTCGAGCCGATCCACCCCGATCGCGTGCATGTCGAGCGGCTGAGTGACCAGAGCATTCGCTATCTGGTCGCCGATCCCATCAAGGGAAACAGGATCCTGCTGCAAGACGAGATTCTGCATCTCCGGTCGCATATGGCACCCGGCGGGCTGGTTGGCGTGAGCCCGGTTGCCTATGCAAGGGAAACCATCGGCCTGGCGCTTGCAGCCGAAGAGCACGGTGCTCGCCTGTTCTCCAACGGGGCACGCCCCTCCGGCGTCGTGACCGTTGAAAAGCAGATGAGCGACGCGGCGTTCGAGCGGTTCAAGTCGCAGTGGAATGCGAACTTCTCCGGGTTGGGCAATGCCAGCAAGACGCCGATCCTCGAGCAGGGTGCCAAATTCGAAAGCATCAGCCTCGATTCCGAGGAAGCGCAGTTTTTGCAGACCCGTGAATTCCAGATCGAGGAAATTGCGCGCTGGTTCGATGTGCCGCTCGTCCTGTTGCACCACATGACCAAGACGAGCTCTTGGGGCACTGGCGTCGAAGCCATCATGCTGGCGTTCGTGCGCAACAATCTGATGCCGTGGCTGAGTTGCTGGACGGGCGCGATCCGCCGCGACCTCATTCTCGCGCCGAACATCTACGAGGCCGCTTTCGATGTTGAGCCTTTGATCGCGGGGGACTCCAAAGCGCAGGCGGATTTCTTCTCGCGCCTTGTGCTCAACGGTATTCTCACCCGCAATGAGGCGCGTGAGGCACTGGGGTACAATCCGCTGGATGGCCTTGATGAACCGTTGGTCCCGACTAACACCACAACGCCCGACAATATGCCGAACCACCAGCCCGACGACACGGCCAGCGCCCTGATCGGTCATAACGGCGGCCCTTCAATCTCTGACATTGCCCCGGAGCCTGATGATGACAATTAGATTTCCCCACCTTCACGCCGCCATCGTCCAGCACCCCTGGGCAATCACACCCGACCGGCTTCAAGCGATTGCGGAAGTCGTGGAGCGACGTGCCGAGGGCATCCGTCTGTCGCCCAGCGAGATCGCAGCACTGAAGGGTGAGCGTGAGCCGAACGGCGTTGCGACGCTGTTCAGCGCAACCTCACTGGATCAAGTGGCCATCGTTGGTCGGGGTGAGGGCGGAGCGCCAGCGCCGGTCGCTTCTGTGATAGCCGTCATTTCCGTGTTCGGCATCATCGCCCAGCACGCATCCGAGGTCGACGACATCAGCGGGCCGGGCGGAACGTCGACCGAGCGCGTGATGCGGAGCTTCCGCAACGCAATGGGCGATGCTTCGGTTAAGGCCATCGTGCTGCGCTTCAATAGCCCTGGCGGAAACGTCCATGGCGTGCAGGTTTTGGCAAACGAGATCTTCAAGGCGCGGGGGCAGAAGCCAATCATCGCTCAGGTGGACAGCCTTGCAGCGTCAGCGGCCTACTGGATCGCGTCGGCCTGCGACGAGATCGTCGTGACGCCCGGAGGTCAGGTCGGTTCGATCGGCGTCTACGGCTTGCATCGTGATGTTTCGAAGGCTGCCGAAGCGCAAGGGGTGAAGTTCACCTTCATCTCGGCCGGCAAGTACAAGGTCGAAGGCAACCAGTACGAGCCGCTGACGGATGAGGCGACGCAGGCGCTGCAAGCGCAGATCGACGACTATTATCGCGACTTCACGACGGACGTTGCGCGCGGTCGGGGCGTCAAGGTTGCTGACGTCGTCGGTGGTTTCGGAGAGGGGCGCGTCGAAAAGGACAAGGTTGCCGTCAAGCTCGGCATGGCCGACCGGGTTGCCACGCTCGACGAGACGTTGCGCCGGGTCGCCTCCATGAAAACGACGTCTGGCCCTCGCGCAGATCATGACACCATCCTGCATGCAACGGCCGGGACGACCGAACTGGAAGAACCTACCGCTGCCCCGGATATTCCTCCATCTGAGCCGCCGGAAGGCGATAGCCCCCTCGATGCGGCTGCTCCGTCTTCAACTGAGAGCGATAGAGATGCATTCCGGCGCCGGCGCCATGCCCATCGGTCGCGAAACGGCTGATACCGCGCGGCCCTGACACGATTGGCCGCATCCAACCGACATTTCTTCAGCGCCCCACGATCGCCGGGACAGTGGGCTGACTTCCTGCGCCCCATTCGCCCGGTTCTCTCATCAACGGAGCATGTACATGACAATCAAAGTTCTTCGCCAGAAGCGTGCCGATCTCGTCAAGGAGGCGCAGAGCGCTTTCGATCTGGCGGCGTCGGAAAACCGCGGCCTGACCGATCAGGAGGCAACTCGCGACGACGCGATCTCTGCCGAGCTGACCGCTCTCGACGATCAGATCGTTCGCGCCGAACGCCAGATGGAGCGTCAACGCTCCGTCGGCAGTGTGATCGACCCGAACGAAAACGCAGATCGCAACAATGCCCAGGGGCGGGAAGGGGCACGGTTCTCCTCGCTCGGAGAACAGATGCTTGCGATTGCCGGTGCAGCCAACCCCGATCGTCGCGGCAATGCCGACCCCCGGCTGATCTTTGCGGGCCCGACCGGTATGTCGGAGGGCGTTGCGGCTGATGGCGGCTTCCTCGTGCAGACCGATTTCTCCAACGAACTGCTGCAGAACACCTACGAAGGCGGCGAAATCGCCAGTCGTGTGCGTCGCATTCCCATCGGCCCGAACTCCAACGGCATTCACATGAATGGCGTCGATGAAACGAGCCGGGCGAATGGTTCGCGTTGGGGTGGCATCCAGTCATTCTGGACCGCCGAAGCCGGCCTGAAGCGTGACAGCACGCCGAAGTTCCGTCGCATCAAGATGGAGCTCGATAAGCTCACCGGCCTCTGCTACGCGACCGACGAGCTTCTGCAGGATTCCACGGCGCTCGAATCGTGGCTGCGCCAGGCCTTCGCCGACGAGTTCCTGTTCAAGATCGAAGATGCGATCATCAACGGTACCGGCGCCGGCATGCCGCTCGGCTTCCTCAACGGCGGTTCGATGATCACCGTCCCGAAGGAAGCCGGCCAGCTGGCTGGCACCATCGTCGCCGAAAACATCCTGAAGATGTGGGCCCGCATGCCGGCCCGGTCGCGCAAGAATGCCGTCTGGGTCATCAACCAGGACGTCGAGCCGCAGCTCTATCAGTTCGTGATCAAGGTGAAGAATGCGGCCGGCACGGAGAATGTCGGCGGCATTGCGGCTCCTGCCATCATGTTCACGCCACCCGGCGCGAACGGCAGCCAGTATGCGACCCTGATGGGCCGCCCGATCATTCCCGTCGAGTACGCCGCAACGCTCGGCACGGCTGGCGACATCATGCTGGTCGACCTGTCGCAGTACCTCGCCATCGACAAGGGTCCGACGCAGTTCGCGTCGTCCATCCATGTCCGCTTCATCTACGACGAAACGTGCTTCCGCTTCGTCTACCGGTTCAACGGCCAGCCCATCTGGTCGAACCCGATGACGCCCTACAAGGGCACGGCCACCCAGAGCCCGTTCATCACGCTTGAAACCCGCGCGTAACACGAGGCGCCGGGTTTCGCCCGGCACTTCGGCCTCCACTAGATCGTCATAGGAGACGAATGAAATGACCAAGTTTACATTTCCCCAGCAGATGAAGCTGGTCGAAGCCCTTGCGCCGGCGGCCGATGCTGCCGGCCGCGCTTCGGATATCATCAGCCTCAAGAGCTGCGGCAAGGCCTACGTCAAGGTGCACCTTGCACAGGGCAACGCTGCGACCGTTGCCCTTGCCATCATGCAGGCAACGGACGTGGCGGGCACGGGCGCCAAGGCTCTGGTCAACGCCGTGCCGATCTGGGCGAACCTCGACACGTCGCTGAGCGACACGCTGATCCGCCGCGGTGACGCGGTGAGCTACACCACGGACGCGGCAGTGAAGAACAAGCAGGTGATCTTCGAGGTCGATCCTGCGCAGCTCGACATCGCCAACGGCTTCGACTGCATCTTCCTGACCACCGGCGCTTCGAATGCCGCGAACATCACCCAGGCCGAGTTCATCCTGGTCGATCTTCGCTACCAGCAGGCAACGCCGCCCTCCGCCATCATCAACTGATTGCTGACGCGCCGCCGCTCGTCGGCGGTGCCTTGCTCCAGCAGAAGGATCCCCCATGTTCGTTCGCCAACTGATCGGCCGCGAAGCCGGCAAAATCATTACCCTTCCGTATTCCGCCGCGACGTCGAGCATCGCCATGGGCACGTGCGTCGCTGCCACGGATGAGGAAATCGCAGAGGCCGGCCTTCTTGAGGTCGAAGTGTTTCGCCATCCGTCCCCGGAAGAAATGCCGCGCGGGTTGCAGGCGATACCCTCTCTTGGCGGTGGCTTCGATGTCGTCGATGCTGGCGGCGTCATCCTCAACGAGGGGTTTCTTCCGAACCTCCCAGCGGCGAGGTCCTTCGCCGTTGATCTGATCGCGGCGCAGAGCACGACTGATGCGGACGCGTCGGAACTTGCGGAGCCGGAGACGCCGGAGCTGATCGATTTCGAGAAGCTGACGCGCGGCGAGCTTGAGGCTCTTGCCGCCGATCGGGGCATCGATGTTGCCGGCGCACGGACCAAGGCCGACGTCGTTGCGGCACTTCAGGCTGCGCTCAAGGCCGCGTCCGAGGCGCAGGCCTGATGCGGGGCATCCTACAAATCGTCACGCCGGCGACCGAACTTGCGCTTCTGACGCCGGAAGAGCGCCGCGTTGCGGCTGGTCTGCGCACGACGGACGTTTCTCAGGATGCGCTGCTTGAGGCGATGGACCTGCGTGTCGCTGCGGCGATTTGCGCGGAATGTAACATTGCGGTTGCAGCGGGGTCTGCGCCCACTCTGCTGCAGGAAACTTTGAGAGAAACGTTTCGCGGCATTCGCGGCGAAGATCTGCTGCTTGCGCGACGTCACGAGGTAGAGATCGTCTCGCTTGATGTGAGCGGATCAGTGTTGACCGCGAGCGACCACTACGTCGACCCGGAGGCTGGGATCGTGCGCCGCCTCTACGACGATCGCGTCGTATCCTGGGGCTCCGGAAAGCTTGTCGTCACGTACAAGGCCGGTTTCGCAGAGGTGCCGGCGGACCTCAAGATGGCCGCGCTCGACTTTTTCCGCTTCGCATGGCTGGAGCGCGCACGTGATCCCTCGCTAAAGAGCGAGGAAATCGACGTCCCGGACGTGATGCGCACGAAACGAGATTATTGGGTCGGGGCGATTCCTGGCCGCGCCGGTGAAGCTGCTGTTCCGCCCGTAGTTGCGGGGCAGCTGATCCGGTATCGCAACCTGTTGGGTCCGTGATGTTCACAGCACAAGAAGCGGTTGCCCAGCTGGATAAGGATTTGGCGCTGACAGGCGAAACGGTATCTCTCTATCGCTACGATGGCAGCCCGCGAGCCAAAATGCATGAGGTATCGGTCAATGCTTTCGTCCGGCCGGTGAAAAACGATGAACTCGTTGGTGATATCAAGCTAACCGATCTGGTGGTTATCGTCAGCCCGACAGGTTTGGATGGCCTTGTCCCCCTCAAAAAGGGCGATAAGGCCCTCGTAGAGGGGCGCGAGCTTAACATCGAGATCCCAAAGCCAATCCGGATGCAGAGTGCCTTGGTTCGCTACACACTGTTGGTGCGTGGCTGATGGCTCGCTTTGACGCGTTTGACCGTGAGTTGCAGCTTGCGACAGCGGATCTTGATCCAGAGCAGATCAGTAAGGCGCTGGCCGTCTTTGCCCGGCAGGAACTTCACAAGGCGCAGAACGCGGGCGCGAGCAAGGTCTATGACATCTACGTCAATGGCCGCGCCGCATCGTCCGAGGATGAGGTCGTCGCGCCTGGTCCGATCATCTACGAATTTGCGCTGTGGGAGCCGGTCATCACCTTCGTGCTCGACCGTCTTCGCCAGCGTGCGCCATCGCGCTCAGGACGGTTCAGGGATTCGTTCATCGTCTTGGCTGATCAAGTGCCGGTGACGAACTTCGACGCTATCAGCGGCCGCGCTGAGGTCGTGATCACGAATTTTCAGCCGTATGTCCGCAAGGCAGAGACGGGACAGCTCAGCACCAAGCGCTTTGCCATCTTCGACGGCGCAAAACGTGATGCTGCTCGCCGGTTCGGCAACGAGGGCCGGAATACGCCGGCTGCCTTCCAGTTCGAGACGAAGTGGCTCGATATCCGCGCGGGCGTCCACCCGCAAATGCCATACGTCCTCAAGCGCGAGGGCACCCGCAAAGACCGGCAGAAGGGCATGCCGATCACCTATCCCTCTGTCGTCATGAACATGGTGTTCTGAATGTCCAGCCTCAGTGCCTACGACCTGATCATGGCTCGCCTCACCGAATGGACGGAGACGCCGGTTTCCGAGGAAAACGACGGCTTTGATACGCCGGATGTACCGGCGCCGTTCGTATACGTCGAGGTCGTTGGTGACTTGCTCGAGCAGCAGACCGTCGGCGCACCCGGCAACAATCTCTGGATGGAGTCCGGGGTCATCTATCTGCACGTGATGACGCCGAACGATGCCGGCAGCCGCCAAGCGCGGGGCATTGCCGAGCGCCTGACGATGCTCTTCCGCGAGCGTCCGCTTGAAGACCTTCACCCTCGCCAGATGTCGATCGGCGCCGGCGACCCCGGCCGCACGTTCGGGAATTACTACGCCATGACGGCCACGATCACGTGGGACCGTCAGGATTACACGAGCGCGTAACCGCAGTTGATGGGTTGGATTGTCCAGCCTGGTGTCAAGCGCAGTATGTCTAAGGAGATAGACAGATGAAAACGCAGCCTAGCCTATCAAAGTCTCAGACCGCAGAAGAGGCCGACGCAGCAACCCTTTCAGAAGCTGCATCGTGCTCGTCTACTCAGACCAGCAAAATAGCGAGCGTGCCTGATATGGACTTCGTTCTCTTCGATCCTCGGACTGACGATTTCCAGACCTTCAAATTCAGCGCTTAGATTTCCTCTATCGCTTTGTCGACATTCTTGAGCATGCCTGGAGGCATCGAAATCACGAAAAGCGCCTTTCCGAACCCTAACCGCAGTCGCTGCTCGCCACTTTGTTTGTCGGTCTCGACGGATACTGCATCGGGATAAAGGATAGCGCCCCCGGTGGGGGTGTTGTCCCCGAGCTCAGCCGCCTTTTGCTGCATCTTGTGCAGCATCACGGATATGAACGCGCTTGCTTTGTCAGCCGGCAGTTCCTCGGTCTGACCGTTTATCTCGATACGTATGCCGCCGGCCGGCTGTGAACTTGCTTCAATCATTTCGACTCCTTTCGATTGCGCGTCGAAAACAAACCATGGGTTTATCAGCGAGTCGAGGCGCTCCCCCGAACTACGACCTGAAAGATTTTAAACGGCATTTTGCCGATCCCGCTGTAGAGCGGCCTTACCTGGAGAACAGCCATGACAGTTGCTGAAGGGTCGCAGACGCGGCTTGCTTATCTTGTCGAATCCACCATCGGCACGATCCCCGCCACTCCCTCGTGGAAGGCGCTGCGCTACACGAGCGAAAGCATCGTGCTCGACAAGCAGACGTCCATCCCCGACGAGATCCGCGACGATCGCAACGTGTCGGATATCGTCGACGTCGGCCGCTCGGTCACGGGCCCGGTCAACGGCGTGCTGAGCTATGGCACCTATGACGATCTGCTCGCCGCGCTCTTCTGCTCGGAATGGTCCTCGGATGTGCTGAAGAACGGCAAGATGCCGAAGACGCTGGCGTTCGAGAAGACGTTCGAGCAGGGCAGCACGGACGCCTACACGCGGTACCGCGGTTGCCGGATCAATACGCTCGATCTGCAGCTGACGGCCAAGGCGTTCATCACGGCCAACTTTGGCGTGATGGGTCTCGGCAGCCCGGCGCCGGCAACCAGTCCGATCACGGGTGCGACCTATATCGCGGCCACCACCACGCCGGTGCTGAATGCGGCTCTCAATATCGGCGAGCTGACGATCGGTGGCGTTGCGGCATCCCCGAAGCTTCAGGCAGCTTCCATCCGCATCAACAACAACATCTATGCGAACGACGTCCTGGGCCAGTACGAGACCTATAGCCATGGTCTCGGCCGTTTCGACGTGACCGGTTCCATTACGGCGCTGTTCGAGAACCTTGATCTCTACAACGCCATCCTGAACCACGACGACCTGTCGCTGTCGCTCACCCTCGGCGCCGCTTCCAGCGCCAAGTACACGCTGACCATCCCGAAGATGAAGGGCATGAGCGGCGGCCCGATGGTTCGCGGCAACAATCAGTCGGTCATCATCGAAATGCCTTTCCAGGCGAAATTCGATCCGACCACGGCCGCGTCGATGACACTGACGAGGGCTGTTGCATGAGCAAGAAGCCTGAAGAGAAGCTCGTCACCTTCACGCCGACAGAGAGCTTCGACGGCTATCCGGACGACAAGACGAAGGTCCGCTTCATTGCTGGCGTCGAGAGCGTGCCGGTCCCCGAAACCTACGCTCAGCTGATGCGCGATAAGGGGCTGATTGTCCCGCGCACGCAGCTTCATGAACCGAAGGCGGATGCGATCGATGAATAGGCGTAGTTTCCTGAAGGCCGCCCCAGCCGTCGCCGTGCTGCCTGGTGTGGCGCTTGCCTCCGGGCACGCGCCGGCTGGCTATCAACGTCTTTCAACTGAGAAGGACGACCCTGGATACCGCGCCTACTGCATGCTGCGAGGGGACCGGAAGAAGGTGAAGATTTTCCTCAACGGGCAGGAGACGAGCGCTCTTACAGCGGATGCTGGCGAGGGCTGGGTAAAGCGTCACGTGATCACGCCCGAAGGCAATGTCGCTCACGACGGCCGGGAGCTTCTCACAGAAGTCGTTCACGGCGCCGTCACCATCGAAATCACCAACAAGGACGAAGTGAAATGACCGTCAAGCTTGCATCGCTCAAGGCCGACCTGACCCGCGAAGAGAAGGGCGACTGGATCGAGTTCCCCGACTGGCCGGGCGTCGAGTTCAACGTCTCGTCCCTCCATCTGCCGGTCTACCGGACGCAGCGCGAACTCCTGATGCAACGGCTGGGCCGGAAGTACAAGAAGAAGCCGGTACCGCCGAACGTCCTGCTCGTCGAGCTCGGCAAGCTCTACCACGAGCATCTCCTTCACGGCTGGCGCGGCCTCGATGTCGCCTATGACCGGACGGCGGCCGCCGACATCATGACCAACCCGGAATACCGGAACGTCATTTCGGCTGTTGAATGGTGCGCTGCGGCTGTCAGTGAGGTCGAGGTCGAATACGACGAGGACGAAGCGGGAAACTTCGAGCAGCCTTCCGAGACCGCATAGAGCGCTCGGGGGCTGCGAAACACCAGTCGTGGATCGATGAGATTGCCGAAGCCTACCCCGACGAGGGGTGGCTAACGGCTGAAGATGAGGGCGGGGACGAGGACTTTGAGCCTCGCCCCTGGCACGAATTCTACTTCCGTGCGTTCGATGCCATCCGGTTTGATCGGCAGTATGGCGCCATGGGGGGCGAGAGTCCGATCTCGTACATGGTGATGAGCCAGTACGCTCGGGACCATGGACTCACGCTCGACGAGTTCGAGCATTTCAGGCGCTTCATCGGCGTTCTGGATGGGGTGCATCTGGAAATTGAGGCGCAGAAGGCGAAAGCGTCCAAGACCAGCGGTTGAAAATTAAGGGAATATCAGGCGCACATTTGCACCATTTGCGCCCGATACGTCGCCATCGAATGCGACATAGACGCAATCTACTACTCCGCGAACTGGCGCGTTGAACGCGTTGGGTGCATCGTAAACGAGATGCACAGAAAATTCTTCGGGGACTTTGCCTGCATCGTACTCGCGAAGGCCTTGCTCGGTCTTCTCGTAGCTGTAGTCGATCTTCGCGATCAGCATCCTGTGGTAGTCGTCCCGGCTTACTGTCTTCTGTGTTTGGGTTGCACTGACACGATGATAGCCCGCTGGCGCCACAAGATGATCCGCAAGCGACTGCTCACAGGCGGAGATCAGATCGCCAGCCGTGGCTCCACCTGAACCCAGTCCCAAAAGAGCAATCGTTAGTAGCGCTCTGCGAACCATAGTCATCCCTCTCCTATTGCGAGAGGCGACGATAGCGCATGGTTAGAAAAGGTAAAGCTATGGCCGTTGAACTTCGCAGCCTCCGCGTTTCAGCTGATTTCGATGCGAATGGATATGCCGCAGGTGCAAATCGCAAAGTTGCTGCGGATCGGGCTATGTCTGAGTCCGGCAGGCAGGCCGCGCAGGCCATGGAAGCTGTCGGAACAACGGCGGCATCGACCAACACAAGGATCTCGTCGGCCGCCGACGGGATCGAGCGGATCAAGCGACAGTTCGTGACAGGGTATGCCGCCCAGGCAGACTTTGACCGCGGCCTCAAGACGGTCGGCGCAGGCCTTGACAAGGGGCGACTGTCCGCAGAGCAGGCCTCGGTTGCCGTGGAAAACCTTTCGCGGAAATACGGCGTAGCGGCCGACGCCTCTCATTCTGTTGCAAAGGGCAACGCCGCATTGTCCCAGGCGATCGCTGAGGCCAACGGTCGGATCACGGCTCAGAGCGCAGCTGTCGACGACCTAGCGCAATCCTACCAGCGCATGGCAGCTGAGGCGCGTCTGGCCCAGGCGGCAGAACAGGCGGCTTCGCAGGCGCAGGCCAGCATCAACCGGACGCTCGGCGTGGGTGCCGCTGCGGGCGGTCGCGCATCTGACTCCGCATCCGTCTTTGCCGAAGAGCTTGCTCGTCGGGAAGAGATGGAGCGACTTCGCGCCATGCAGACAGGCGGTGCGTTTGCCAGCGATCTGAACGCGCGCCTGGGAGTCAACGGCAATGGCACCTCCGCGCGCGGTTCTGCTGCTGTGTTTGAGGAGGCGGCGCGTGAGGCGGAACGATTCGCGCAGAAGGCGACGATGCTGCGGGCTCAACTCGACCCGGTTGGAACGTCTCAGGCACGGCTGAATAGCGAGCTGGCGGAATATGCAATGCTTGCCGACCGCGCTGAAATCAGCACGACAGAGCTTGCTCAGGCGCAGACGATGGCGCGCGCTCGTCACGAGCAGTATGTGGCCAGCTTGGATCGCAATCCCGTCAATGACAACAGTCCGAACCACGCCGCGACAAATGCGATGTTCCAGTTTCAAGATGTCGCTGTGACCGCCGCCGGCGGAATGAATGCCGGCATGATTGGCCTCCAGCAGGGCTCTCAGATTGCCGGAGCATATGCTGGCATGAGCCTTAAAGAGGCTGCAGCTACAACCGGCGCGGCGCTTGCTGGATTGGTCAGCCCGCTGTCGCTTGCAACAATTGGTCTCACGGCGGGTGCTGCAGCTGCGATCCAGTTTGGGATGGGCCTTACGGATGCCGAAGGCGATGCCAAGAGCCTCGAAAAGGCTCTCGAGCGCCACGAGAACACGCTCAAGCAGCTTGAAACCAGATACGGTTCACTCATCCAAATGGCGAAGGGGTACAATGCCGAAGGCATTCGCACACTTTCGTTTCAGGCGGGATCGGATGTTCGCGGACTGCGGAACGCCACGAAAGTTGCAGGGGAAGAATTCTTTTCTGAAGTTGGTGGAATTGCAATCGGAGGCGTGAATCGAGGGAGTTACGTAGCCGACGGCGGGGCTTTCCTAGGTTCAGGGTTTAAACCGTTCAACGATGCCATCACAAAGCTTCGCAAGGAATTTAAGGACGGTAAGCCTGACTTCGAAGCATTTTACGATAGCCTTTACAAGACTGCGGACCTTGATCCCGAATACGCAAAAAAGGCGGACGAGCTTGGCAAGTTGGTTGAGAAGTTCCGTGAGGGTTCATACGCACTGCAGGAAATGGAACGCATCCAGCGCGCGGTACAGAACGCAGGTAGCCGGAACTACGGCGCGGTAGGTGCAGCGTTTCAAGCCGATCAGGACTTCCGGCAGCTGACGATGCATCGATCTGCTGAGCTTGACGCATTGGAAATGCGAGCGCGCACCCCGGCCGAGCATGCAGCTGCAGCGCGAATGAGAGAAGAAAATTCGTATGACCCTCTCGAATCCACAGCTACGAGAAGTATGCGAATCCAACTTGCGGAGACGCAGGCTCTCACCCGTGCTGAATACGAACTGAAAGAGGCGCAGAGCCAGCGCGTGCGCCAATATGATGCGGATATGGCGGCCATGCGCGCCAAGTCGCCGGCTGAAAAGGAAGCGGCGGCGCGCGCTCAAGCCGGTGTACAGATTGTAGATGGTGAGGACGGACCGTCCCGCCAGTCGCGGATTGCCATGGCAGGTACGCAGGCTCGCATCCAGGCGGAATATCAACTGAGCGAAGCCCAGCAGGAACGCGTCCGCTCGATCCAGGACGGTATCCGCCAGCAGGAGCTTGAAGTCGCCGTCATTGGACAGACCGTTGGCAAGACGGCCGAGCTGCAGACGGCTTATTCCCTCCTCTCCCAGCTACGCACTGAAGCTGCTCGCAACGGCATCACATCCGAGACTGAGTTCCAGCGAGTCTTTGGGCAGGAAATCGAGCTTGTCAATCAGGCGGCTGCCGCCCATGGACGCCTCGCCGAAACACGGGCGCGAGCGCAGCTGTCGAACGACCTGCAGTTCGAGCGTGACCAGCTTTATCGCTCGTCCCAAGACCAGCAGATTGCATCGCGCCAGCGCGGCGCCGGGCTGACTGTTGATCTGTCGTCGGAAGACGCTTTGATCATGCGTCAGAACATGCAGCTGGCGTCGCTGCGTGAGGGCATTACAGGCTTCTTCACCGATTTTCGGGACGGGCTTGAGCAGGGCGACAGCATCGGGGAAGCCTTCGGCAACGCGTTGCTGAACGGCCTCATGAAGGTGACGAACCGGATCACTGACAGCCTGATCGACAGCTTTGTCAGCAGCATAATCGGCAAGCCGGGAAGCGGCTCGACGGCCGGCACGGGTATTTTCAGCCTGATCGGCGCTGCCGCAGCGCCTGCGGCCGCTGCATCCACGTCTGCGGCCTCGGCCGGTGCCGGAATTGCGAGCACGGTCGCTGCTGCTGCGAACGACAATGCCGTCCGGAGTGCGGCTGGATCGGCTCTCAGCTTCGTCGGCAACTACAAAAGCGGCGTCGATGCGAAATTGACCGACATTCTGAACACGGCCGCGCAGCGCTTCCCGGGGTTCAAGGTCGATGCCATGTCCGGCTTCCGTCCGGGCGATCCTCGCTTTCACGGCCAAGGGCTGGCGACCGACGTCAAGCTGACGGACCTGTCATCCGGTAAGATGCTCGGCAACTACCAGGACGCATCGAGCTTCCGGACCTATGAGCAGTTCGCGCAGACGGCCCGCTCTGTTCAGATGGAGAAGTACCCGGAACTTGCCCAAGACTTCCGCTGGGGTGGTTACTTCGGCGGCGGCAAGGGCAAGTACGGCGCCGTGGACAGCATGCATTTCGATCTCGCCGGAAAGAAGGTCGGCATGGGCGGCGGATCTTGGGAGGGCGGGCTGAACTCCAGCCAACGCTCTCTATGGCCTGGCGCTCAGAGCAAAGGCATGGATTCCGACACGGCGGCGGCCGCTGTTGAGCGAATGGCAGCCAACAGCAATCAGGCTGCAACCAACCTCGGCGGCCTGACGAACGCCACGACGACCGCCATGAAGGGGGTCGGCGACTTCGGCACGGGTCTTGGACAATTCAGCCAGCAGCTGATGTCGGCAGCATCGGGCGCCAACAGCCCGAGCAGCCTTCTGGGTAGTCTTGGCAGCCTTCTTGGCGGTATCAGCCCCACCAGTTCGCTTTGGGCACCCAACACGACGCTAGGCAGCTTCCTGCTCACGGGCAAAGCAGGCGGTGGCTATACCGGACCGGGCGGCATCAACGAGCCGGCCGGCGTCGTCCACAAGGGTGAGATCGTCTGGTCGCAGATGGATATTGCCAGAGCGGGCGGTATCGGCGCTGTTGAGGGCATGCGGCTCGGCTGGGCTGGATATGCGGCCGGTGGCCTGGTCGGAGGCCCTGTCGATACCCCAGATCGACGCTCGACGATCCGTCAGGCAGGTAACGAGAATGCAGCTGGCCGGGGGAGTGACCGCGTCAAGGTTGATGTCGGTGTTTCGGTTGACGATGACGGCAACTTCAAGGGCTACGTCAAGAGGATCGCCGTCGAGGAAAGCCAGCGAGAGGCGCGCGACGCTGTCGACGACTATGACCGGTATATGCCGGAGAGGCTCCATGAGTATAACCGCAACCCCTACAACAGGGCTGCCCGATGACAGTCGTCTATCCATATTCGCTTTCCGCATTCGCTGACCAACTGGCAATCTCGACGGTCATCTGGGACATCCAGCGGAACGATGAGATGTCTGCTGGCGGTGATGGGCGGATCTGGCAAGCAGAGCTTTCCAGCCCCCTGTGGATGGCGACCGTCGAGCTGATCCTTCTGACGAACGACCGCGCCAAGCAGATCGCCGCGCAGATCCGCAAGCTCCACGGCACGCAAGAGGCGATCTACCTGAGTGATCCGCTATCGCTCTATCCTCAGTCAGATCGCACCGGCGCCATCCTCGGTAATGCCGCGGTGAAGGTTTTGAGCATCGCCACGGATCGGGCTTCTCTTTCCTTCACGGGTCTACCTGCCGGCTACGTGCTTACGCTGGGTGACAAGCTTACGATCCTTTACGGCAGTAACCCTGAGCGTGTTGGCTTCTTCGAGATCTCGGAGACCGTCGCGGCGAACGGTTCTGGCGTCACAGGTATGATCGGCGTTTTCCCGCATCTTCCATCAGGCATTAGCGCCGGTCTCAGCATCCGGCTTGCCAAGCCCTACTGCAAGTGCGGCATCGTCCCAGGGTCCCATAATCCTGGAACCGGCCGCAAACTGCACACAGAGGGCGCCGGCTTTAAGGTGATCCAGAAGAAATGAGAAACCCTCATCCGGACTTTTACGCCGCGCTCGTCAATGCGCGCGAACGCGGGATCGTGCCTCGCAAGCTGGTGAGCATTACCGGGCGATCGCATACCACAGGCGAGCTGGTCGCGCCGGTCAGCTTCTGGTCCGAGAATGATGACGAGGATATTACGGTCACCAGCGGGTTGACCGGGGACACCTCCACCCGCTTGTTCTTCGGCGGCATCAACCTTGTCGTCAGTCCCATCCCGCGCGTTGCCAGCCTGACGATCCAGACCGTGACAGTGACAGCCGGCCAGATCTCGCCAGCCATTCAGACAGTCGTTCGTGGCAGCAACATCCGGCAAGCCAAGGTCGAGATATGGGACGCTCTTCTCGATCCGGCGTCTCGCTTGCTTGTCGCACCGCCTGAGCTTGTTTGGCTCGGAGAAGTAGACGGATCGCCGATCGAGACGCCGCCGGTCGGCGGCAATGGCAGCGTCAAGATCAACACGAAGTCCGACGCCATCTCGATGCTGACACGGAAGAACCCCGCCAAATCCTCGGCCGAAGAGCAGAAGCGCAGGCAGGGCGACGAGTGGAACAAGTACGCCGGCGCGGTGAAGAACTGGAAGCCAAATTGGGGGCAAGATGATTGAGCTAAGACGTCGCCCATTGTGGATCGGGCCGTTCAACGATGTTCTGGACGACATGCGCCGGACGCCGTTCGACTGGAAGACAAACGACTGCGCCTGCAAGTTTGCCGGCCGGATTGTTGAGGTCTTGACGGGAGAGAACCTCTACGCCGAGTTCGATGGAGCTTACGACGACGCAGCGTCGGCCTACCGGGTGATGCGAGCAGCGGGCTTCACGGATCTTGCAGACATGGTCGCTGCCTACCTCCCTGAGTATGATCACCCTTCCGAAGCCCACATCGGCGACATCATGGCGATGCCTGTCGACACGCCGTTCGGCCATTCCCTTGGCGTTCTCAACGGCGAGCGGATCTTCACACTTGCCCCAAACGGCATCAACCACATCGACCGCGCCGCCGCAACGCGCGCCTTTCGCGTCGGATAATCCATGAAATTTTTTATCCTGCTTTTGAACGTCGCATGGTTGGTGCTGACGGCGGCGGAGCCTGCGCATGCGGGTCCGCTTGCCGCTCTTGCTTCCGTGATATCGACGGCGATCGCAGGCGCCGGCGCGATCACCAAGATCGTTCTCGGCCTCGTCTTTAATGTCGCTGTATCGTTGCTGCAAAAGGCCCTGACCAAGACGCCGCAGCAAAAGGCCATTGGCGTCAAGCTGGACATCCAGATTGGCGACGACATCCCCGTGTCGACAGTCATTGGCTATTACCCGACGGCCGGGAAGCGCAATTACGTACAGACATGGGGCGAGTTCAGAAAGACCCCGAATGCGATGATTTCGCAGGTCGTTGAACTTGGCAATCTGCCGATGTCGAAGACGGCTCTGCAGGATCTGGAACTGTGGATCGATGACCAGAAGGTCACGGTCCTGACCGGTGAAGCACCGGATGAGAACGGCTATCCGATTAAGGAATTTCGCGACGACGACGATCGGGATGGCGATGTTGGCAGCGGCATCGACGATTACGCGTGGATCAAGTTCTACAACGGTACGCAGACCACCACAGACCCCTTCTTGATGGAGAAGTTTGGCGATCTGGAGGACCGCCCATGGCTGTCGAGCATGATCGGGCGCGGCGTCCCTTACGCCATCATGACGTACCGCTACCGGCCGAAGTATTTCAATACGGTTCCGGAAGCGCTGTTCGTGTCGCGAGGCATTCCCCTCTACGACATCCGCAAGGACTCGACGAACGGCGGTAGCGGCCCTCAACGGTGGGACGATCAGTCCACTTGGGAGCCGTCGGTCAATGCTGTCGTGCTGACCTACAACGTCGTCCGTGGCCTGCGCTATGAGAACGAATGGTTCTTCGGCGGTCAGAACCTCGCCGCCTCGCGCCTACCTGCGTCGAACTGGATCGCCGCAGCGAACGAAGCTGGACGCCTCATCGAGATCCCCGGAACGCAGACGGAACCTCAGTTTCGCGCAGGCCTTGAGATCACCGGTGACATGGTGCCGCTTCAGGTGGTCGACACTCTGCGGGAAGCCGCGAATGCGCGTATCGCCGAAGTCGGTGGCGTGTTCAAGATCCAGGTCGGCGCGTTTGGTGCGGCGGTCTTCAGCTTCACCGATGCGGATATTGAGATCACGAAGGGCCAGACCTTCGAGCCGTTTCCGACGCTCGACAAGACCGTCAACCAGATCAACATCAGCTACCCGAACCCGGAAGAGAAGTGGGTCACGAAGGATGCCCCGGCACTGTCTGCCAAGAGCATCATCGATGACGCAACGGGCAAGTCGCTGTTTGAGATCGACGGCAACCGGGTGCTGCCGGCTGACGTCCAGCTTCCGGCTGTGCCGTTCCCGCGCCAGGCGCAGCGCATACGCCGCGCGATGATCAAAGAGGAGCGTCGTTTCCGCACGCACCGCTTTTGGCTACCGCCTGAGGCGTGGGTGCTGGAGCCTAACGACGTGATCGCATGGACGTCGCTGCGCAATGGCTACGTCAACAAGAAGTTCATCGTCGTCGAAATCCAGGGCGAAGTCACGATGAATCAAATGGTGACGATCCGCGAGATCGACCCGGCCGACTATGACTGGTCGCCGACGTTTGAGCTGCCGTTCGCCTCCGGCTATCTCGGCACGATGCCGGTGCCGGCGCAGCCTATGGAAGGCTGGACGGTCACTGCGACGACCATCCTCGATGCAAGCGGCCTTGCGCGGCGGCCGGCGATCCGCGTGACGGCGGCTGCCAACCTTGACGACGTACGGAACGTCTGGGTGAAAGTCCGACTGAAAGAGACTGGCGCCATCGTTTTCGACAGTGACCAGCAGCTTTATGCCGCGCCCTATGCGTGGATTCTCTCAGGCGTGTGGCTTCTGCCGGCGACGGAGTATGAGGCGCAAGGCAGGCTTCTTCGAAACTCGCTGTCGGTTGAAACGGAGCCCAGCGCCTGGTTGCCGGTCACGACGGATGACATTCGGTTCTCGACTCAAGATCTCCACCTGCAGGAAATCTCGCAGGCAATCGGAAGCGAGCTTGCTGCGCTCGAAGAATGGGTGTGGCGCGACACCAACATCCGCAAGCTGATCGAGGACCGCAAGGCGCTGGCGCTGGGGATCTCCGAGCAGGACCTCGCAAACTACTCGGACAAGAAGCAGCTTCGCCGGGAGCTGGTCAGTCAAGCCGGCAAGCTCCGTGCGCGCTTTCAGGAGCAGATCGACGTCGCGACGTCTGACACGAAGGCTCTTGCGCAGCGTGTGACAACCTTTGAAGCCGAGCTGGAGGACAAGGCGTCAGCGTCGGTCGTCGAAACAACCATTGCACGGGTGACGGCAGCCGAGGGCAGCATCTCCAGCCTGTCGGCGGATATGATGACGCTGGCGACGTCGCTGTCCGACAAGATCGGCTCGACGGTCTTTTCATCGCTGGTCTCCGAGGTCTCGCAGATCGGCGACGTCATCACCCTTCAGGGCGACATCATCAACGAGATCGAGCTTGAGCTTGACGATAAAGCCTCATTCGAGGCGCTGTCGGTACTGACAGGCACTGTGACGCAGCAAGGCGAAACGATCACCACCCAAGGCGAGGCCATCCTTGGTATCCGCAGCACCGTGGGCTCGGCCATCGCGCAATCCCGCATGAGGTTCGAGACGGTCAACGCGAACGGCTCCGGTTATGCGCTGGCTGCCATTCAGACCCGCTTCGGGACGGCAGACGATTATCGGTCGGCCGGGATGTTCTTCAAGACCTATTCCGATCCAAGCAAGCCGCCGGAGGTGATCGTCAACGCCGGTCTGTTTGCCGTGGCCGTCGGGAACGACGAGACCGGCACCAAGATCTTCGCAGTCGATGCGGGCGGCCTCTACATCGATGCCGGCTACATCCGCAACATTACGACGGACAAGATCACCTTTCTCGACAACAGCGTTCTGACGAGCGCGCTTGCTCAGGAAGCGGCCATGTCGATGCCGACGTTCAGCATGGCCAATAGCTTTCCCCATACGACGGGCACGTCGCAAATCGGCTTCCTCTCCGTCACGAAGACAGCGCGCGATAGCGTTCGCGTTGCCGGGGATGTTCGCGTGAGGATCACGGATCTTGGCGGAAATCCCAAGGTAGATGTGACCGTCGAAATCTATTGGGGCGCTCAGTTTCTCGGCGATGCGACGGTCTCCTTCGATGAGCAGACGCCGCTCGGCAAAACGATCGCTTTCGGCGGAACGATCATCTCCGGGGCCGGAACGCAGAACCTTCAGCTTCTGATCAGCAGTGACCGTCCGAGCGCATTGCAGATTGGACGTCGAACGATGACGGCGATCGTCGGCAAGAAGGTCCTGCCTCCGTCGGCCTGACCGACTGCACACTTCCGTTTCCAACATAGGCCGGCCACTGCCGGAAGGACACTTCATGAGCGATGCGATGACCATCAGCGCCGCCGCGCAACTGCGCGAGGCGGAGAACCAGCTTGCCTACTTCCGAGGGCGTGTCGCGGTCCTGGCGCAGCACATCATTGATCGCGATCAGCTCCTTCAGAACGCAAAGCAGGCGGTCGACGAGGCCAGCGCTCGCGAGATCGAGATGAACGCGCAGATCGTCGAACTGCAGGACAAGCTGCGGGTCGCGACAGCGAAGAAGACGCCGGCCAAGGGAGCTGCAAATGGCGAATGAGGACCTGATCAGCGGCGGCACGGCTTCGATTGCTACTGGCTCGAAAGCCGTAACCGGGCAGAACGTCAGCTGGGCGCGTGTGATGGAGGGTGACTTCTTCGGTGCACATGTCGGCTTGGCAATCCCCATCGAGGCCGTCTCAGGCGGAACCATCACGCTTGCCTTCCCGTGGCCGGGCGCTTCGCAGACAGATGCTCCCTACGCCATCCAGCAGAAGGGGGATGTCACCCGGTTTCAGGAGCGCATCCGCCTTCTCGTGGAAGGCCTGACGACGATCGATGCTGCCGTCGCTGCGGCTGTCGAGGAAGAGCTCGCCGACTTCGTGGGGTCTGCGCCAGAGCTTTTGCGGTCGCTTGCCGATTTCGCAGCCGCGATCGGCAACGATCCGAATTTCGCAGCTACGATTTTCGCTCAGCTTGGTTTCCGGCTGCGGGTCGATACTGATCAAGGGCTGAGTCCTGCTCAGATGCAGCGTGGGCGAGCGAACCTCGGTCTGGATAAGGTTTCTAACCTGGCGCCCGGCGAGTATCCGGTGTCGTCTCTTCAGGCATCAGCCATCGCCGCAGCCGTCGCGACAGAAGCATCGGCACGATCGGCAGCTATCGCCCAGCTCGTCGGTTCCGCACCTGAGTTCCTCGACACCTTCGCGGAGATAGCGGCGGCGATCGGGAACAACCCGAACTTCCTGACCACGATCCTGACCGCGCTTGGCCTCCGCCTCCGCGTGGATGCCCCACAGGGCCTCTCGGCCGAGCAGAAGCTTCAAGGAAAGACGAACCTCGGCCTCGATACACTCGAGGTCGATATTGAGGCACTTGAGGATGAGGTCGTTCTTCTCGATGGCAAGATAAAGGACGAGGAGACTTTCCGAAAACAGGATGTAGCCGGTCTGCAGGGTGCAATCCTAGAAGAGGCCACCACGCGGCAGACGACAGATAACGAGCATCATGCCCGTATTGTCGCAGCCGAGGGGATCTTTGCCCGCTTGATGGCTGCCTTCGGCGCCAGCGTCGATGCGATCCGCATGTTGAAGGAGGCGAAGTATCGCCGCTCGGGCATCGACGCAGCGACCATCGACGCGGCCGGTCGTCTTTTCTTCGGCTGGCGCCGGCGTGACAGCGTCATGGTGGTTGGCGGTGAAGGTGTTGAAACGAACAGCTGGCGATTGATTGAGGATCATCGCTTTCGGCGTTCGGGCATGATCGCGGCTGTCGTTGATAGGGGCGGACGCCTGATTTCTGGATTGCGCCAGCGCGACCAGACTTATGTCCTACCGGCGCGAGCGCTTGAAGTTGGCGCAACCACCCGGATCGATAGCGGCGCCAAGTTTGCCCGCTCCGGGATCGCGGCGGCTGTTGTTGATCAATCCGGGCGTCTGATCCGTGGGCAGGATGTCGCCGCCCGCCGTGAGAGACTTGGCGCCGCTGGCGTCGCGACCCGATATCAGGCTTGGGATGGGCTGAACCCCGCCTCTCTATCCAGATCGGGCTACATTAAGGCAACGGTGAATGAGGATCGCCGTGTAATCGACGCAGTGAAGACCTCTGGGGTCGGCATCGTTAATGGCCGCGAGGTGGCGGTGCCTTCTGAGGCATGGAAGGATTACGTCGTCTATACCAAGATGGTCGGAGGCTTTCAGCACGTCTTTTCCGAGAGGCGTGAGACGGGGGTGCGGCTGCAGTTGTCTCGATCGGGCACTGAAAACGCCAATCCGCGCTTTGAACCCGATGGCTCGGTAGTGTGGGAGCAACTCACCGACGACTTCGGACGGGTGCTCTGGACATCGGCGGCGGACAGCGTGACGACACGGCGTGTGTTCCCGATGATCGAGATGCTCGGTGCGGGAGACAGTCTTGTCGAGGCGAACTATGGTGCACAGTTGGCCACGCTTGCGGGTATCCCTTACCGCAATATCGGGAGATCGGGCGCGACCAGTGCCAATGTGGCGACACGTTTGGGGGGGCGTCGCATGAGGCTCGCTTCCGTCACTGGATTCATCCCCGCTTCCGGCTCAGTCGAGGTTGACAGCCTGGATGGGCTTGGGGTCCTTTCCTTCTATGGCGATGCCAGCGTGAGTAACGTTCCTGGCTCGTGGGCGGGCGTACCGGGCACTCTCTCGTGGGACAAGCCAACGCGCAAGATCACCTTCGCACGAACGACGGACGGCGCGGCCGTAGTTGTGCGCGGTGGCATTCCTTTCGAGCCCCTTATCGTCGAAAACGGCACAGGTGCCGCGCTGCCTGACCTGCTGCAACGCATCCTTGTTTTCGGCTTCGGTCGCAACGACATGGAAAACTATCTCCGGATCTTTGCTAACCTTCAAGCCGTCGTCGCTGCCATCCCCACCATCGCCAAGCATTGGGTCTTCGTGCTCCCAATGCCATCCAAGAGCGAAGTCCTGGGAAACTGGGCTGGGTACCAGTCGTATTTGGCGCTCAAAGCGCTCTGCCTTGCGGCCTATCCGAACAACACCTTCGACATGCTTGGCCACTTCCTGACGCAGGCGAACGGGACGACGGCAGACCAAGCTGCGGTCGCGGCGGGCTACCCCCCGCCGTCGCTGATGGAGAGCGATGAAATCCACCCGAACGCCCTGGGCCGGACGGCCGAGGCGAATGGGCTCTACAACCACCTTAACGCAAAAGGATATTTCTGATGGCTGGACCTTACACCAAGCTCCTCAATGTCAGCGCCTCCGGGCCCATCCTCTACCCCGACGCCATCATGGACGTCGGGACCCTCTCTGTGATCGACTTCCTCGACAACTACACGTGGCCCAATGAGGTAGCCGTCACGCCTGTCAGCACAACCGCAGACTACAAGCAGTTCGATGCCACTGGCGTTGAGTTCGAAGGCCCGCCTGTCCGTTTCGATTATCCGCTCACGGTCTACGGCGGGGCGATCAGTTACGACGGAACGAAGGGTCGCAACCTGATCCTGCCTGACTGCTGGAAGCTCAATACTGGCATGAAGCATTTCGCCATGGGGTTCTGGCTCCAGATGAACGGAGCGATCCAAACAGGCTTCAACAACGTGATCGCGGGCTTCATCAGCGATGCAAACGAGATCCAGTGGGTCATCTCGCCGATCGGCAACTCTTCTAACGCAGTGGTCAATCTTAACCCTTACTTTCGGCGCGGGGCGGTTGCTTGGGATATGAGCCTCATCAGCGCGCTCAACATTGCAGGCGACATCTTCAACAGTGGCGTTCACCAGCTGGTTTTCGAGTATGAAGAAAGCGCGGATGGAAGCACCTTCGTCATGCGCTTTTACCTCGATGGCCAACTGGTGGCGACATCGGGTGCTTTCCCGACCTCGGGTGGAAACCCTTTCTTGGCAAAAACGACGGCTGGCAAGGCGAAGATCGGATGCCCAGCCGGTTATGCCGGTGGCACGTTCACCGGCAGTTTCCGCCGCGCTTGGTTTCAGGATCTCATGGTTTCGAACCGTGATCTTATGAAGATGGCCAAGCTCGACTGGGATGAGAACAAAGACCGCATGAGGGCCTTCTGATGGGGCGCTTTTCGCTGACCACCGGTCAAGTACCGTCGGCTGCGGATGCTAGCATTGGAGACCTCCTAGCCAACCTGACGGACTTCAAGATCTTCGGCAGACTCCCAGGCGGGGCCGTCGTCCTTCTGGCCAGTCGGTCGGCCTCCGATCTATCGTCAGGGACCTTGGCAGACGCGCGCATGGCCGCTCGCGTCCGCTCTGACAGCCTACCCGTAGCCGACGCCGACGCGGCCGCTGAGAACGGATGGTACCGGTGCGATCCAGCATCACTGAACACGCCCTACGCCAATTACTGGATCCTGGAAGTTCAACGCTACGACACCACGATACATCAGGAGATCACCCACCACCAGCTGGCCATAAAGTATCGTCGAGCCAAGTTGGGCACTTGGACCACCTGGGAGCAGGTCCTCGGGGGGCTGGCGGAGCTTGACGCGCGGTATGCCCGCATCAACGGCACTCAGAACCTTTTCGTCACAGCTACCTACGCCGCGCTAGTCCTGAGTAAGACGGCCTCGGGTCAAGCCTCGCGCGTTGTCGGCTCGACTGCAGGGCTCACCCGCTGGGAGTTAGCATTGGGGGACGGGAGTGCAGAGTCCGGCTCGGATGCGGGCTCCAACTGCTCTCTCAACGCCTATACCGATACTGGCGCTTACAAGATGACACCGTGGACGGTCAGCCGCGCCACGGGCGTCATGGCGTTCAACCTGCCCGTCAAACTGCCGTCCTACACGGTCGCGACACTGCCCAGCGCCTCTGCATTTGCGCAAGGCATTGTGTATGTCTCGAACGGTACGGCCAGCAAACGTCTGGCCATTTCAGACGGGGCCAACTGGCGCTTCGCCGACGGGGCGATCGTCTCTTAACACTCCATCAGAAGGGCCAGCGTCATGGCAATTGAAGATAAGAAAATTCCGTATGAACTGCTGGTGCGGTACGGCCTTGATGGCAAGCCCGTAGGCGCCCACGCAGTTTACCGCCGACACATCACCCTGGATGGTGAGGTGATCAAGGACGAGGTTGGATCAGCCGAGCCGATCGACGTTGCCGGCTTCCCGACCAGCTCCATCATGTCCGACACGACGCGCGATGCGCTGGCCGAGATCGCCGCGCTCAATGCGCGCGTCGATGAGCTAGCCGAGCAGGTGAATGCGGCGGCTGACACGCTGGAGACGGCGAACAAGCATGCCGAGCTGCTGGCGCAGGAGAATGAGGCGCTGATCGCGGAGGTCGAAAGTCTGCAGGCGGAGATCGCAGCCATGCAGTCGTCCGCTTCTGCTTCGGCTGAGACGCCCTCGGCCGAATAACGCGCCGCTCTCACGGTCACCACGCCTCCGGGCAATCTCAAAGGACATCGTTATGACGACCCCCACGACGCTGGATCTCCAGCGGAGTTTGCTTTCGCTTGGCATCGACGTCGGTAAGGCCGGCGCCGATGGCCAGTATGGCGGCGATACGCGCCGCGCAATGGACGCGGCTCTTATTCAGCTTGCGAAGTTTCGCGGGGCGGCGGAGGTTATTCCTCCTGCCGTCGCCAGCATCAACCGCGATGTGCTTTTCGACGGTATCCGTCGACAGGGCTTGTTCAACGGTGCGCTGAAGCTGTCGCAGGTCGAGGGTATCGAGATCATCCTCGACGGCTGGGACCGATCAGATCTGACGGACCGCCGCTGGCTCGCCTACATGCTTGCGACCGCCTACCACGAGACCGGCCGCACTATGCAGCCCGTGCGCGAGACGTTCGCAGCGAACGATGACGAGGCGATCAAGATCCTCGATCGCAACTTCGGTGCTGGCAAGCTGTCATGGGTCAAGACGCCCTACTGGCGTAGGGATGCCAATGGCAAGAGCTGGCTCGGCCGTGGCCTCGTGCAGCTGACACACGAGGCGAACTACCGGACGATGTCCGCAATCCTTGGCCTCGATCTCGTCGGCAATCCGACCTACGCCATGAACCCGGAAATCGCCGTCGAGGTCATGATCGAGGGCATGACGCACGGTGCGTCGTCCAAGGGCGATTTCACCGGCAAGAGCCTCGAAACTTACTTCAATGCCACGACGGAAGACTGGGTCAACGCTCGCCGGATCATCAACGGGATCGAGAGCGCTGACACCGTCGCCGGCTATGGCCGCAAATTCCATGCAGCCCTCAAGGCTGCTTAACCCCTGAAAGGTCAAAAGACATGCATCGTTCTACATTCATTCTGGGCGCCGCAGCCGTCGTCATCCTGTCACTGCTCGTAGGGACGGCCGTGTTTGCGCAGGACGCTGCGCCTGTAGTGGCGCGTTCCTCGATCTGGTTCGATCTCTGGCAGATCCTGCAGCCGCTCGTCGTGCTCTTCGTCTCGATCGTCGGGCCGGTGCTCGTCACATGGATCGGCGCCCGCGTGATCGCGCTGCTCAAGATCACCGACCAGGCCAAGCAGCTGGAAGTCGAAGCGCAGCTGCGCAACGCGCTGCATGCGTCCGCCGCCAACGCCATCCGGTTCGCAATCGCCAAGGCGGGGCTCATGCCCGGGGCTGTGATTTCGCCGCAGCTCATCGAGACGGCCGCCACCTATGTTGTCGAGAAGAACCCCGATGCCCTGGCGAAACTCAAGGTCAGCGAGGATGCCCTGCGCGAGATCATCACCTCCAAGGTGCCCGATCTCGTGAAGGTCGTCAGCGGGCCGGCGAGAGCCTGAGCGGATGCACGGCGAAAGCTACACGGGTCCAGGTATCTGGATCCGTATCCAACACAGGTTCGGTCCGCGGAACATGGAATGGTTCTCAGGAGCCGTAACGACAACGTTTGGAGTCATTGTCCTCGTGGGCGACGACTTGTTCTCGCAGCCGTCTTGGGCCGGCTTCCGCGACTTCTTCGGCACGCAATCCCTCTTCGGCACCATTATGCTGATCCTGGGGATGTTGCGGCTGATCGCCCTTCTCATTAATGGCGCCAAAAAGAAGGTAACCCCTCAGATCCGGCAGGTCGCTGCCGGGTTTGGCCTCGTCATCTGGTTCGGTGTCTGTGCCGGATTCTACAGCTCAGGTGTCATCAGTACCTGGGCGGCGATCTATCCTTGGCTCGTGATCGCGGAGCTGACCAACATTCATCGTGCCGCGCATGATCAGGGAGAGACCCGCAATGGAAGAGCTGCTTAGGTCGCTGCCCGCCGAAGCTTTGTTTGGCCTTGGCGCCGTCATTGGGCTCGGCATTCTCGCGCGATACGCCGGCCTATGGCAGGGGCAGCGTGCGAGCCCCGAGCACTCCACCAACAGCGCTCAGGTCGCCGCCGTAATTGTTGACCCTACGGCTTTAAACAAGGCCACGGCGGCGATTGAGGCCCAAACGCTCGAAGCAATTCATTTCAGGAAATCGACCGAGCGCGCTGCTGACGACTTTGGTGATCGTATCCGCGATCTCACGCGAAGCATCGACGCAATGCGCGAGGAACTCATCCGTAGGGGCCGGTAGGTCCATCACATTTACGTTAATAAGAGAATCGTTTTGGCACATCTGGGCATTACGATAACGAGGTGTTAGCAATGACGCGGGAGGATTTCACTGGAGACACCACAGATGATTTTCAAACCGAGAATGGCAAACACAGCAGAACTTCAGACGGAGGTCGCGGACTTGAGGAGCAAGGTTCGGGCCTTTGGTCTCTTTGATGAGCGGGATTACCTTCAAGCGAACCCGGACGTCAGAGCAGCTGTGGGAGCGGGACAGTTCAAGGATGGATTGAGCCACTTCCGACAGATGGGCCTCGCCGAAGGCCGCTTCCCTGGCTACGGGGGATTTGACTGGGATGCCTATCTGCGCGCTAACGGCGACCTTGCGCATTTTCGGAATGAAAAAGATCCAGAGGCTGCTGCTCGTCGGCACTTTCGGGAGGCGGGGTATAGAGAAGGCCGAACATTTAAGGATAGCGAAGTCTGAACTTCATCTTGCCCCGTTGGACGCTATCCAACTGCCATGAACTCATACGAAAGCCAGTTCCGCGCCATCGTCGGCGAAGACTATGACCAGACAAGAGACCTCGGGGCGGAACAGGCCCGTGCGCTGTCCGCTCTGATCTTTGGCATGCCTCTGGTGCAGGTGACCCGTGACGGGTCTTTCATCACGTATGAAGGCTGGAGCGAAGAGCAGGGTGTCTACCTGTCGGTAATGGCGACCTACGACCACAAAGGCGCGATGCAGGCTATCTGCGAGCCGCACAACCGGATAGGCGCGACCTAAGCCATACCGCGCGTTTGTTCTGTAGGGTGGGGGCGCCTACGGCCTCGGAATATTTCCCGGCTGGTTGACTTGATGGGCTTCAGCAATCGAAATCATCCTCTGCAAGATGTCGACCTTATCCGGCGCAATCGTGCAGTATCTCGACTGCTCGTCTTTCCGCTGGACAAGCAGTCCTGCCATTTTGAATCTTCTGAGATGCTGAGACGTCGCAGACGACGATAGAGAAACGCGATTTGCTAGGTCGCCCACCTGCAACTCGCCTTCAAGCATGATGTGCACCATGCGTATTCGCATCGCATTCGCCAAGACCCCAAGCATTTCAGCAGCTTCATTTACCTGTCTACCGGTCACGTCATCCTACCTTTGCACCTGTTCGCTTCAACGGCGAATCGAGAAAGTAAGGATTTCATTACGTAAGAGCATCGTCTAGTTCTACATTTGGGGCCGACATGCTGGCTAATCCATCTCAGGAACGTCACCAGCCTGAAACAGCACGACCGGCGGCCCATACTCGCCGAGCCCTGGATCAGCGTCCCGGCTCCATGCGACGACGCCAGCGTGGCTATCTGCCATCAGCCGCGCTTCGCGCTTCGCCCGCTCTTCGGTGTCCACCTGACGGGGATCAAACGCCGGCACGAGATTGCCTTCGTCGTCCTTGTCGAATGCCGCCAGCACGATAAGTTTTGCACCTGCCATCGTCATGCCTCCTCACGCTTAAGCTGGATGAGCTTGTCATCGGGAAGGGGGCGCTGCAATCCCTTCGCTTCGTCCCATGGCAGTGTCAGCCAGGCATCCACCTCGGCTTCCGTCGTCAGGATCGCGGGCATTGCTTTCGGGTGGATCGGTCCAACAACGCCATTCGGCGGGCAGGTGAGAAAGGCATAGTAGTCTGACGTGATCAGCCCTTCCTTGACCTTGCGCACGCTGGTCCAGTCCTTGACCCAGATTCCGGTGAAGAACATCAGCGGCTCGCTCGCGTCGCCGGCGAACCATGCCAGCGGCGTCCGGCCACCTTCGACCTTGCTGGCAGGATCAGATTCCGAAAAGCGGGTGAGGGGCACTACGCACCGGTTCTCAACGCCAAGCCAGCGCTTCCAGTGCCGACTTGCCGTATTGCGCACATTCGTGGTGCCGCCGTCCGGCTCCATCTTCAGAAGCATGTCGAAATCGACGTCCTTCCCCTTGGCGCGCAGTTTGTCCGCTCGCTTGGTTGCCGCTTCATAAAGCGCCTGGCTGGAGCTTGGCATCCCCCATCGCACGGACGCGAGTTCACGCACACCATCGGGTGCATTGTGCACGACCGGCGCCATCCGGTCAGGGTAGACATCGAGCGCTGGCTCCATGTTGCCAACGACGTCACGCGCAGCTTTCGCGAAAGCGCGAATGGCCTCTTGATTGGTCGTGACGTTGTAGAGATTGCACATACTGTTCGCTTCACTCCACGGGAAAGGTGCCGAACTCCGGCGTGCTGCTGTCGGACAGGGCGGGATCGTCCTCCGGGTCCGGGTCTTCCTCGTATGCGAGCGCCTTAGCCCCTGCGAGCTTGGCCAACGCCTTGAAGATCGTCCGGTTATCCCAGCCGGCTTGAACTGCGTCCTCGATCAGCTCCTGCACGGGAAGGTCCAAGGCCTCTTCGCATTCGAGCGCGTAGTCTGGATGGTCCTTGGCAAACTTTGGACTGAAGATTTCTTCCATGACGGGTCTCCCTTTCGGGTGGACAACCGTAATCTGCGTGACTCGTTCCGGCCGTATCAGTGCCGATTTGACTTGATAAGGTCGCGATAGCCCTCAATCCCCGCCGTGATCGTGTCGCGATCCTTGGGCGCCTCTGTCGACAAGATGACGTGGCTGCCGTGACGGAGCATGATCCGACGGTTCGGCGTCCAGTGCAGGATAGCAAAGAAAGCCGCTCGCGCTGCATAGATATTGCTTGCGCCGGCCATACGCTCCGTGCGCTTGCCGGACGCATCCACCATGTCGATGGCGTGTACGAACTGATCCCCGAAAAAATTCTCTCGGTTGGCCTCAGGCATATCTTCCACCTGATCTGCGTAGCAGACTTCACAGAAGAACTGTCCGTCAGGCTCGGCAAGCCACGCCTCTACAGGTCTACCATCAATCTTGCCCCGCGCCTTGAAGCAGATGCGCCAAGTGTCTTTGTGCCGAACGAGCTTGAGGTGAGCAGGATAGGGGACTTGCCTTGGTCTAGGGTAGGCCATCGGTTGGACCTCAGTAGCTCATCTTCCGCTCGCCGCTCTCTTCGCGTGGGACATGCTCAAAGCACCACCAATCGGTGACGCCACGGCCTCGGTCATAGCCGAATGAACCCCAGGCACGGCAGCCGGGCTCGACGCAATAGTGCTCGTACATCTCCATCTTGCCGGTAGATGCCGTTCTGTTTTCGTCGCTCATGGTGGGACTCGCTGCCTGCTGACTGAGATTTCGTTCTCAGTATGTTCTTGCGGCAATCCAAGTCAAGCCGCGTGGGCGGATAGGCGCGCCGGACGGACTTGAGTGACACGCCGCCTTGAAATGGCTGGCGGTTCTGGAAGCTTCCCAAGCTGAAGACCGACGCGAGTACGCACCTTTCAACCTGTTCAAAAATTTTAACTAGAAAAATCCACGTTCAGTTGTACGCTGACCTCATTGGAGGGACTTATGCATCAACTGTTACAAAACATCGCCAATGAGCTAGATGTTGTAAGCCAGCAAATATCTGCACTTTCAACCGAGCAGCGGGTATTCACTGAATCCAGTGCGTGGCATATGCCGGCTATTGGGTATAAACAGCTGGCGGATATGCCCTATGATTTAGGTCGATCTATACGTACGGCAAACACAGAAGAGCTTGATAACGAGGAGATACAGCAATGTGAAGAGATCCTCGTCTCTCTAGCCGCTCTGCGGATGCAGCTGTTGCCAAATTTCGGTGCAAACCTTGGTCCCGCAATCAATGGTTACATGGCAACCATGTCTTATATTAGCATAGCTCTTACCCCAATGCTCTCCTGGTGGGGCGTGGAGAATACGAAGCTTCCCGGACAACTCGTTCGAAAGTTGAGTAAGCTTAGTCGAGAGATTGATCAAATGGCGCCGGACAAAGAGGCGCTGTCGTCGCACATCCAAGTTATATTAGACGCAAGGCAAGCGGCAGATCGATTGCCGACGGATTTGCAGGAGTTGAAGGCGACGCAGGCTGAGATACGCGCGATCGCAACTACATCGGCAGAGTCGTCAGGGCGCATCAAAAACATACTCGATGTATCAATTTCTCATTCCGACCAACTTCGAGAAATGGCGATCGAAGCTGAAAGCTTGGTGAAGCAAGCGTCCGATGCTTACGGGATCACGACTTCTATTTCGCTCGCAACAGCCTTCGACGTAAGGGCGAAAGAGCTTGGAAAGTCGGTAAATACCTGGTCCGTCATCTTGGCTGCAACGCTAATTATAATGATGATCATCGCAAGCTACCGCTATTTTCTAATGGAGCAACTTTTTACCGGACCGGTTTTTGATAGTGCGCGTGTGTGGATTCAGCTTCTTATCTCGATTTTCAGTGTTGCTGCACCGGGATGGTTCGCATGGTTGAGCACGAAACAGATCAGCCAACGTTTCCGGCTAGCTGAAGATTATGCGTTCAAAGCCTCTGTCGCTACGGCGTATGAGGGATACCGGCGGGAAGCTAAACGAATTGATCCCACTTTTGAGAAGGCATTGTTTGCCTCTGCTCTTTCGAGATTGGATGAGCCCCCTCTGAGGCTAATGGACACGAAGACGCATGGCAGTCCATTGCACGAGCTGAGTGAAACATCTTCGGCTAAGCTTTTCATAAAATCAATTACGGACAGACTTTTCAGAGCTACAACGAAAGATTGACCGCTTGCTAAGTGAAAAGTGAGGGCCGCAGTGGGAGTGGCAGCCGTTGGCCGCGACCCACACTGCGTCGGGAAGTAGCGGACCACTTGCGGACCGCTTCGTTAGACACAACCGGAACAAACGAGTACTGAGCTAGATCGCTTCTACCAGAAATGCAGGAGTTGCGGGAAGCCTACGCCCTTAGGAACGAAGGGATCTCTCCGCACTCGGATCGCCGGAGCGAAAGAAATAGAGTGGAGTCTTTGCATACCTGCCGGTCATCTGCTGTGTCATCAAACGAACCTAGCGCTTACAGCGTCGGGTTGTCAGTCAATAACCCGCCATAACGAGACAATAGCCATTCCGTTCTGCGAAACTGTGAGACATCTAATTTGAAAAGCATAACAAACTGGCGTCGCGTTTGTTTGTCCCACAAATTGCTAAGTGCAATACTAGATTAGAAATCCTCAGTCCGGCATGGGGCACCAAGCTACCGCTTCAGCCTTGGTGTCTCACCCCGCGTGGTTAGCCACCGCAAATGGAACGGAACAAGAAGATTGTTGGCTAGAACCTTAAGTCGACGATTGTATTTGCTGTCTATTCAAAAGCTCAAAGACGCGCTCTTCATCAGCGGCGTCGTGGTCCTGAACAGAAACGGCAATATGTCCGCCAGCTGTCCAGCGATCGCGCTCTCGCTGGATTCCTTTAGCAACCAACTTGGCACAGTCGTTCTAGCCTTGCGTCATGTGCTCGGCAACGATCGCCCATGCCATCTGCTTGATATTGTCTGAATCCGTGCCTCTCTCCTGATTGTAAGAAAGCGAGGCTACTTGTTCGCGCTGAAGCGAGGCTTACTGTTATTATCGCGTCTTTTCGAAGAGCCAAGCCTGAACGGATCTCGCCTGCCTCATGGAAACTGCGATGGCCATATCAAAATAGGCGCGCGCTATCCGTACGTACTTCATCGACCATGCGAACCACTTGTAAGTCAGTAGCTTGTCGTGACCAGCATGGTAGATTCTTTCAACAATCAGGAACGTCGCCAGGTACGAAAGGATGAGAGTGGTCATACCGAGCGCAAGCTGGCCCTTGGCGATGATCACGACTGCAGCAATCTTCATCGGTTCGGCTATTGCGAACGGTACCACAAACAAGACTAGTATTGCGAGCCTCGGAAGGGTTCCTATTCGACGCTCCATCGCGGCGAACAATTGCAATCCCATCACCGCCTTGACCAACGGCCCGTAAACCGGGCGAACTAAAAACTCGATCAGCGTGCCAACGAAGATGACCGCTCGAATGGGGTAGGTCACGATTTTCAGTAGCTTCCGCATGCGGGGGTGACCTGTTCGTTTGCTGTGTTGCCAACTCTCTAACCCACGCCACGCGAGAACCCAATGGGCGAGATCTTCTCAGCTCGGCGGGTCGTCGTGTTCACTAAGCGGACATCGCTTTCATCAAAAGGAGCTAGTCGCTGGGCAGCGCGACCCTACCGCCGCTGCCATGAACTCCTATGAAAGACAGTTTCGCGCAATCCACTACGGCGACAATGATCAACGGCCCTATCAGGCTGACAAACAGCAGAATGCCCAAGCTCTCATTTGACGGGGGACCTAATGTCCATATCAACAGCCATGTTCCTCACCGAAGCCGAGCTGGCTGCGCGGATTGGGGTCAAGTCTGAGATTCTGAAAGGAGCGCTCCTAGCGCTGGACAAGGAAGGCTTTCCCGTGCCGGATCCGTTGTTTGGCAACAGACGGTACTGGCCGGCCTGCAAAGCTTTCCTGGATCGCCGTTACGGGCTAGCGGCACCGAACTCATCCTCCCCCGGTCTCGACGGCGAGGAGAACTGGGCATGAGTGCCTCAGCTTGAAAAAATTGCCTCAGAGAACACGGTACGGCTTATATTACACAGCTTTAGACAGTTGCAGACGCCCGCATCAGCGCTACATCGCTTCAACTCAATAGAAGGCCTGTGCCTCGTTCTTGATTTGCGCGATGTGGCATAAACTACCCTGAGCGTGTGATGCGCGCGGTGAAAGTTGTCAGGGTCTGGACGGACGTTCGCGTCGGTTCGTCTGAGCCTCCGCAATCGTAACGATCACCCTCAGCAACCCAGCCCATTTTGAAGAGAGCGAGTAGTATCGAAACTGTTGGAATTTGCGTTGATCGACCATCCCGACCGCCTTCAGGCGCCTTAGGTGCATTGAAGTCGTGGACTGGTAGAGTCCGACACGGAGGGCCATCTCGGTTACGGCTATTTCGCCATCCAGCATGATTTTGATCATCCGGACCCGCATTGGAGCAGCGACCGCCGCAAGTACCTTTGCTGCTTTTCTCGCTTCTAACTCTGTCACTTGCGTCCAATTCTTTGCCCTGCTGGCTTGGGGGCACTGTACATAGTGGCTGCTTGGCAGGCGCTCGTCTTTGTGGAAAACCACATTATTGAGTGTCGGGAACTCTTTGTACTGGTACTAATCACCGCTGATGACGCCATCGCTATTTCCGTAATGACGCCTTGTCCGTAGCTGCGCATACGCGCACTCAGCGCGTTCTGCTGCTGCCGTATGCGAAGGGGCGTACCCAGCCCTTTCGTTGGAAGTAATGCCCTCATGGTGCGCTATCAGCTCCCTACGCCAGTTCTCATTCAAACTGATGTCAGACACAACAAGGTAGATGCGTGCAACGGCTCGACCCTCATCGAATCCCCTGAAGTCGGCGTGAGTAATAGGGTTGGACCTGCGCCACCGCAGAGGATTAGTGATTGAAGTGGAAAGGTTCATATCAGTGATCGGCGGGCGCGAAGCGTCGTTCTGCTGAACGGTACTTTATATAGAGGCCTGCAACCCATGAAACGCCTCCTCGGCGATATGTTTTAGATGCGTACATGCAGAAGTATTATAAACAGCGCGGCACCGGTAGATCGAGTGCAACGCCAACCGCACGTTAAAGCCCGTCCTCGACTAAAGTGCCCTAATTCCGCACACCTCAAGAGGATTAACTGATCTACCTAAATCGACACGTAGACCTAATCTAGAGGATGGAAGATTGTATATGTAGTCCTCGCGGTAGTCTTGGTGATTACGGCAGAACCGTTCAAATGTCGCTAGATTGGCAAATGTGGATCGGCTCATACCGACGAAAGTTTTCGCAAGTTTAGCAAGCTCGAAGTCGATTAGCGAAGCAGCAATGGGCGTCAGATCGTCGGCAACATCACGGGCTAAAAAGTCTGATTTCCAATAGATGTTCACGCCGGTCGCCTCATAGACCTCTTTGGTAAGGTCTTTCTTGGCGATATGTACGTACCTCTCGTCGCAAGATACTAGTACTTCAAGCACTCCTAACGTCTCCTTTGTCTTCTTAATTATTTCGGGGGCAGATAGATTATAGTCTTCGGGATGTTTGATAGTCGGCTCAAGACTATACTGACAGTGTATCCTCCAGTCTTCTTCTATCCGAAGTTGGTTGACTACTTGGAGTTTGAGCTCGGTGAAAGCGCCAGAGCAAATTGTTAAAAAAGAAGGCGAGCGCGTCACCAATGGGACTAAGGATCGAAAGAAATCTGGCACTAGATCTCGAGATCTACCGTTGCCCCCGCCAGAACCTAAGATCCAGGCTCCGAAATCGAAGAACTTCCATCCGTTTCTCTCGATACGGTCTGCATAGTCAATTGCTGGGTTGTCCACGCGAGCGATATCCCAGCGGGCAAGCAGCGCCATAAACATTTGTTCATCGAAAATTTCGCCAAAATCGTGGAGCGACGACCTCGTCTCGCGCTGATCCTTGCTAAACATCTTTGGGAGGTACAATGGCTTCGATTGCTCGTACGCTGCAACAACCAAACCCAGCAACGCTAGCTTTTGATTGTTGATTCCCCCGTCGTTCCATTCGTATCCAAGCATAAAGAAATCCTCGAGAACCGCCACTCAATAGGTAACTACAACGCGAACAAAGCAATTAAATTAGAAACATAACTTAGCCAACGTTGTCACAAGGCCACATAATTAGTCCGTATTTAAGTTTAATTGCATCCTCCGACATTTAATCTAGGCGCGGTTCAGCATTCACCTCGCCTCCTTTCCTACCATTCGGTAGTTGCTAGACGGAGTGCCGTAACATTGCGGCTCACAGTTTAGCCGTTATCGCGTCAAACCACTCCAACTGCTTGTCGACCTCTGAGTCAAATCTCCTGATCGCGGTGTTTCTCTCATCATTTAAATCAAGCTGCTTAAACCTTTCGATGCTGGCGTCGCGCAGTTTTCCGGGCCCGTCAGGCACATTTGCGTCACCCCTTCGCATCCGAGCAGAGAACTCTTCGAATGTCTTACATTGGTAGTGGTTGATCTGAATTCTGTGATGCACAATCCTATTAGAAAGTCCGTTATTAACCATTTCAAACTCACTGAAGTCCGAGATAGTGCTGCGTCCACTGGATGTGATCACGTTATGGATCATGGCCTCCGTAGCCAAATCTGTCCGGGCGATGGTCTTAAAGTGATGATGGTTTCCCCAGCCCACTGCGGCAGCCATATCGAACGTTCTGGTCACCAACTGGTAGTTACTATCCTCAACTCCCGCTGACCCAAAACCTCTCCAGTTGATATGGACAGATGAAACGTCGGACGGAATTGTAGAAAGCCACTCGGTTATCGTCGCATCTTCCAGCGGGACCAAAAACTCATCGATGTCGATGAAGCACACCCACGGCGTCGAGACGCGCTTGAGAAAGTCGTTATAGGCAGAGACTTGCGGTGATACTCCCGGTAAAGATTTCCACTCTGTCCAGGTAATACGGGAATCTTGCCTAGCAATTGCATCAAGCTTGGCTGATTGATTGTCTTCAGACTCGTTACTATAAACGTGTATCCGATCGACGCCAATGGCTAAGTGGTAGGCGAGCCACTCAACTATATAACGGCCCTCGTTCTTCGCTATTGCACATATCGTCACGCCGTTTAGGAGGTTCTCTTGGCTCATAACGTCACGCTCAAATTCGTTGGGGAAGCTGTTGGAGGCGAGAAGGCCTCCGAATAACGGAGAGAAAATCAT